ATGGCAACAGTAAGATTGATACCTGATACAAGAGCAAAGAAGGATGGGTCTCAGATGATTCTTCTTGTGATACGGATAGGGAAAACGAGGTTTGTTTTCTCCACCGGAATATCTACACCGTCTTCTGAAAAGTTTAATGAAGTGTCTTATTTGGACAAATCTGTACCACAGTATAAAGTGAAGAATGTAAGGCTTGTCAGTTTGAAGAATAAAGCTGAAAAGTTGATTATTGACGATGAAGCTAGATTATCTTCTTTGCCTTCCGCTAAAGCCAAGGAGATAATCAGCGAATATGTATTTGATGAAAAGGTTGTAAAAAAAACAAGATGTTTTATAGATTATCTTGATGAGTTTGTTTCCATAAAGAGTAATACAGGAACAAAAACGGTTTATAATACGACTAGAAATAAACTGCTTGAATATGATCCGGAATGCACCTTTGACACAATGGATAGGAAATGGCTGTCTAATTTTGAAAGTTGGATGGCTGAATCAGGGATGAAAGTAAACGCTTATTCTATTCACCTGCGTAACATTCGTGCAGTATTCAATTATGCTATTGATGAAGAAATTACTACCTTATATCCTTTTCGAAAGTATAAGATAAAAAAAGAAGAAACTAGAAAACGTGCTTTATCTGTTGAACAATTGAGATTATTGCGTGATTATCCTTGTGAGGAGTTTGAAAAGAAATACAGGGATATATTTATGTTGATTGTATATCTTGTTGGAATAAATATAGGTGATTTGCTTTTACTTGAACACAAGGATATAATAGATGGACGTATAGAATATTATCGGCAGAAAACAAAGAAATTTTACTCTATTAAAATAGAGCCGGAAGCACAAGCTATATTGGATAGGTATCAAGGTAAAACTCATTTGCTAGATATATTAGATAACTATGGAGACTATCATGATTTTACCCATAGGATGAATAAGAATCTTAAAGGGATAGGTCCGTTTGAACGAAAAGGGCTTGGTGGGAAAAAGAGTAAGCAACCATTGTTCCCCGAACTTTCAACATATTGGGCCCGCCATACCTGGGCTACGTTAGCACATAAGGCGGATGTCCCTAAAGATGTGATATCTTTAGCTTTGGGACACTCCTTTGGTTGTGATGTTACAGATATATACATTGATTTCGACAGGGATAAGATTGATGAGGCTAACAGGAAAGTGATAGATTACATATCGGGTGGCTTAAAAAAGTCTAAATCATGAATAAATCAATCTCATAATATGCATATTTTAAACAAGATTTTTAATTTTGCTGTTCCTGTAATAATAGCTTAAATTTTTATAGTATGGCTGAGAAAAGACAAAGTTACACAGAGGAAGAATTGAATGAAATGATTGCATGGTTCAATGATCATGCTAGTCAACTTCCCAAAACAATGCAAATAAATAAATCTGCGTTTACTCCCGATTTAGCTCTCACTGTCGAAAGCTGTATTATGCAAGCCCAACAATGTCTGGGTAATTATAAGATGGGAGGGGCATTTTTGTTACTTAAACAGATCAGAGCTAATATTGAGAAATAATAATTAATATTAGCCTCCAACTCGGTATATTGATTTCCGATTGTGGGGGCTGTTTGGGATTGATTCGCATTAAAGGTGTAGGATTGACAAAAGAAAATCTAATATGCTTGTCTGTATTGAGGGCGAAATTTGAGTAAATATATGTTTAGAACAATTCGGAATGACTTCCGATTCTGATAACTTCTATTGCATCGTGTTCTGTGTCCATCCATATCAGAAGAAAATCATTTTTGATATGGCATTCCATGCAGTCCTTGTAGTTTCCTATTAGGGCATGTGCTTTATATTCTTTGGGAAGGATGTCACCGTTTGCTAACTTTTTCAATATATCATATAAGGCTTTCATTAGCTGGATGTCATTCCTATACTTCTTCAAATCTTTCTTTGCCTTTGTACTATAACGGATCGTCTTCATTCTATTTCGTTGATAGATTTCATGAATGAATCAAAATCTGTAGTGTTTATCGTTCCAGAATACTTGCCAGAACGCGCTTCGTTTATGGCTGCAACCGTTTCTTCATTTGGTGAAGAATACATCGCATCCATCAAAGTGCTCTCTACAAAATTGTTTAGGCTTCTGTTTGCCTTCTTTGCGTGTTCCTGCAATACTTGAAGCAAATCTTCACGTAGCCGGAACGATGTTTGTTTTCTTATTACTGTTTCCATTCTATATATTGTATTATGTTATAATGCAAAAGTAATACATTATATTGCAAAGACAATTTTTTATTTAGTTTTTTTCATGCGATCTAACATACCTCTTATTTTTGGACAGTTTGGAATTATGTTGTAATTTTGCAACGTTTAACTAAAATGTAACGTCGTTAAAAAGAATATGGATATAGAAGAGGAAATATCTGAAAGGATAATAAGACAAGCCTTTCAGAGAGGAGGGGAAGTAATCTTTACAGATACCGAGCTGAAAGAATGTACTGACAGGAATTTTCTTCAAAAGGTGAATTTACAGTTGTCCTTATATGGAGCAATAAACAATATAACCACATTGGGCAGATGGAGTATATTCAAGATAAACGAGAAAGGAATACGCTTTATAAGGCAAGGAGGGTTCAAAGGAGAAGCGGAGCGTGAAAGCAGGAGAGAAGAAATTGAGGTGCTTACGTTGGAAAACGCAAGGCTGCAAAAGGAAGCTGCCGAATACAAGAAGAAGATGAGGTTGTGGCAAATCATCAGTGCGATACTTACGTTGGCTTCAACGATACTTTCTTCTATTTTAGCTTTATTAGTATGAATATGATTATCCCTGTGATTATGCCACCCCATATCGCTGGTATGAAGTCCCAAAATGATGTTTTTTTCATTTGTGAGATTTCACGTTTTATGATTTCTTGCTGCGCAATCAACCTGACTAATTCTTTGTCATATTCATTCATATCAAACTGGTTTATATGCAAAGATACAATTATTCAATGAATTAAATAGAATTATAACAAAATAATATCATGGAATTAAAGGAATATTACTAACTTAAAACAAATAATTATGGACATACTATTTTTTATTGCGGTTATCATTTGGGTGTTCGGTGGTGGACTTGGTAAAAGCTCACGTAGTGCTAACAGCAGCTTTAGAAAGGGGTTGAGGAAATGAGAGAGATTAACATCCCCAAAGAACACGATGGGTTTATTTATACAATAAAGAGTGTAGATGAAGATTGTATATTGGAGTGCCCGAAAACTTGCTGGCGTGTAGAAAGCGATTCTTCGTGTAGCCATATTGATGAGCTTAGAACGAACTCTGGGTATAAGATATGCGACAACACTATAAATTGCATTAAAGTTGTTTTTAATGTAAAAAACATAGGTAATAAAGAAGATTGGAGTGTTGGGCCAGAAGATGCTATACTTGTAGATAACGAGGGGTTTTGCTACAGGGGCGTTATGATATGCGAGAAATTCCACGATGAAAGGTCTGCTGGCAGATATTCTAAATACATACCTGGTACACAAGTTAATTATACCCAATTATTCCCATTGCTCCCCAAAGGTGCTACTATATCTTCGATACGTGTAGATATACATCATAAGGTTGTTGATTTCAATATATCGGAAGAAAAGAATGGTATTGAGATTATGCAGGAGGAATACAATCCTGATTATAAACTTATGTCAGAACCTAATTATGATGATATAAAATATGAGATTGAATCTTTGAAAAGAAGAATTAATGAAATAAATGTTGATATTTATTCGTATATTAATAATATACTTTCAACATCAGACCGTGTGAAATTAGAGAATAAGATAAGTAACGAGATATATTCAATAAAATTAGATATTAACGGCAAAGAGCAAAAGCCGTTTAGTGATATTAAGTGCGATTTAATTGTTATGGAAGACAAGTTTAAAATTGCATACGATAAAAAGAATGAAATATATAAAAAAAGGATGAGCCTTAATAAAAAAATAGATGAGCTTCTTGAACTGACACCACGTGAATTTGAGGAATATGTTGGTACTCTTTATAAAAAAATTGGATTTTATTCAGAAGTTACACAATATTCAAATGATAAAGGAGTCGATGTTATACTATTTAAAGATTCAGCAAAGTATGTAATTCAGTGCAAGAGATACAGGGGGACGGTAGGTTCTCCTGATATTCAAAAATTTATAGGAGCGATAGAACACGCAAAAGCAGACAAGGGGATATTTGTAACAACTGGTGTATTCTCTTCTGAAGCTGAAAAAATGGCTTATGAACATCCTATTGAATTAGTTGATAAAATAAAATTGTTGAAACTTATTCAATCTGTATCAAACGAAGATTATTAACTTAAAATTACACATTATGAAGAAATTATTTTTATTGATTATTGCGTCATTGGCTTTGGTGTCGTGCGGAAAAAGCCTTGAAAGTAAGGCAAGAAAGCAGATGGAGAAAACCATGCTTGAAATGGCTAAAAATCCTGAATCTGTTAAGATTGATAATGTAGAAACTATTATAAGTAATGACAGCCTTTGCGTATTAAGATGTGTAGCAAGAGGGCAAAACACCTTTGGTGGATATACCAGAATGAATTGCGTATATTATCTGATGAAGGAAAATAAAGGTAATGAAGATTCTATGTATTATGAATATTTAGAATGCGATGAAGACGATAATGAAAAAATATTATTAAATACTGTCAAATCTTTGATTGATAGTGATGATTATTTTCAACCTATTAAAAACAAGTATTCTGAAAAAGAAGACCAATACAATGCTGCCGTATATACTATGTTGAGTTTACAGTCGTTTTCATCATCCAAAGGACGTAGAGTAAAAGAATAGTTTATGCTAAAAAACACACCGCAAAGTTTTGCCATATCGAAAATTATGCTTTCCTTTGCAGTGCTAACAAATCCATGAGAGCGGCAAACTCTTATGGCTCTATCCATATAGAGTTATTTTTTTGCCAAGACATATTAATAAGTAGTATCGTATAAAATTAAGATATTGCGCCTACCGAGTGGAGATACGGAAACGCCTCCGACATTAATCTTATGGATTTGTTAGCAGCTCGTAGTAGGTGCATTTTTTTTGTTATGCTAACAAATCCTATTCAAGTCCTAAGCGAAACAGAGTTGCTGGGGCACAAGTTCACGGTTTATGGAACTGCCGAAAATCCGTTGTTCCTTGCCAAAGAAGTGGCAGAGTGCATTGATTATGCAAAGCGAAGTAATGGTAGTTATAACACTACTATGATGTTGCAATCAGTAGATGAAGAAGAAAAGGTTGCCAACATTGTTGACACCCTTGGTGGAAATCAGCAAGTTTGGTTCTTAACCGAAGATGGCTTATACGAAGTCTTAATGCAATCCCGCAAACCAATTGCCAAAGAATTTAAGAAAGGCGTAAAGGAGATTTTAAAGACCATCCGCAAGACAGGCGGCTACCTCGCCACCAAGCAGGACGACACCCCCGAAGAAATCATGGCACGTGCTCTAACCATCGCCCAAGCTACCCTTGCCAAGAGAGAGGAACGGTTAAAGCAACTTGAAGCCGAGAACGAACACAAGCAAGTGGTAATCGAGCAAAAGGAAGAAGAAATTATCATAAAAGACAAAAAGATAAAGATTCTTGCTCCTAAAGGTGAAAGCTTTGACAAGATAATGTCAAGCGAGGGACTGGTTACTACCAATATGATAGCCGCTTTTCTGGAAATATCCGCAATCAAACTGAATAAGCTACTGTGCGAATGGGGCATTCAGTACAAACAATCATCGGTTTACTTCCTTACTATCAAATATAGAGGTAATGGATATACTAAGCACGTACCACACCTTTCGATAAACAATTAGAGTAAAACTGATAAGAAAGGAAGTAATATGGAAGCAAAATTATTAGAAAAAACATCTATCTCATTAGATGAAATATACAAAAATATTGAGGCAGCTAATAAACGCCATGAATACAAAGTATTTTATCCTCACTTTGTTTATTTCTCGGATGCGCTAAAATTAGAACTTATGAGAAAAGGATTTAAGGTTTATGTTGGAGAATGGTTTCGCGGAGATAAAGGGTATATTATTGAATGGTAATTAACTAAAAACCGAACAGAAATGAACAAGAAAGAGCAGCAAGCAATCGACTTTCTTCGCAGTATGGAACGTGACGATCTGCTATCACTCGGATTCTCCGGAGGTAAGGATAGTGTAGTTATACTTGACCTTGCTGAACGTGCAGGCATTAAGTATAATGCGATCTACGCTAACACCACAGTAGATCCACCGGGCACGATTAGCTTTATAAAGAAAAACTATCCGCAAGTTCAGATAATGCACCCAAAGAAATCTTTTTTTAATCTGATTGAAGAAAAAGGTTTCCCTTCCCGATTACGTAGGTTCTGTTGTGAGAAGCTGAAAGAAAGATATGGTATCGGCAAACGTAGTATTGAAGGTATGAGAGCTTCCGAAAGCCAGAACAGAAAAGATTACGAGCCAGAGCAGTGTGATACTCGAAAATGGATGCAAGGAGCAATACATATTCTTCCTATTCTCACTTGGACGAAAGAAGAGGTTTGGGGTTACATTCATGAGCGTGGTTTGCCTTATTCAAAGTACTACGATGCCCCGTATAGTCTTTCCCGTCACGGTTGTGTCGGATGCCCTCTTTGCAATTATAAACAAATGCAATTAGAGTTCAAAATATTCCCCGGATATGCTCGGAGAATGATAGTAGCAGTTGAAAAATATATGAGTACTCACCCCAATAGTTTCCTTGCTCGCAACTTTGCAGACGGCTATGAGGCTTTCTACTATTATGTCAATGAAAATACTATTGCCAGGTTTCACGAGCTAAAGAAAGGATTATTCGGATTCAATGCAAAGGAAATCATTCAAAGAGAAATTTTAAATCAATTAACGTAATACATATGAAAAATGAGTGAAACAAAAATCATATTAGATGCCTGTTGTGGCAGTAGAATGTTTTGGTTTGACAAACATAATCCTCTTGCCTTATTCGTTGATAAGAGATCGGAGATAGTAACAGCCAAGGATAGAGATAAAATCAGGACCATAGAGATAAAACCGGATATAATAGCCGATTTCACCCACTTGCCGTTTGAGGACAATTCTTTCTACATGGTGGTATTCGACCCACCGCACCTGAAAACACTTGGTACAACCTCATGGATGGCTAAGAAGTACGGGAAACTGCCGAAAGACTGGCAGTTACTCATACACGATGGATTTACTGAGTGTATGCGCGTCTTGAAGCCTAACGGCACGCTTATATTCAAATGGAACGAGAGTGAGATAAAAGCTGCGGAAGTTTTGTCTGTTATCCCGTCCAAACCTCTTTTCGGACATACTACTGGAAGACAGAGCAAGACAATATGGATGTGCTTTATGAAATTGTCAATTAACGAATAACCGAATAAAAATGAAGCAAATAGTGATTGGCGATAAGCCTTTAATGCAAATATCAGAAGAGGATATTTTGCAGGTTGCAGTAATTCAAGGATGCTGCGCTCATCCTGACTATTGGAATTATCCAACTTTGACCGAGTATGATAATACCATGTTTAGAGATTCAGTATGGTGTTCATACAAATCTACACGGAAAGAGGATAATCGAGATAGTAGCGAACTTACTTTCTTTTTGGATACCAAAGATTTGTCCTACCACTATCATAGAGAGTGGTCAACAGAAAAATGGCATGGAGAACGTCTTGGGTTAAATGCAATAAAGTTTTTGATTGAAAAGGGCTATGATGTGCCAATTTATTAATTCAAATATAATTCAAAACATAGCAGAAAGGAATATTTATGATAGAAATAGATTTGAATGATACCGTTAGTGTAGAGCTTACAGAATGGGGAGCCGCATATCTTAATGCAACGAATATATTTAAGGAAATAACCACTACACAGAAATGCCATTATAAGACTGACTATAAAGCAGGTGATGTTTACAAAAGCCAGCTTTGGGGGTTGATATTGGAGTTCAAAGATGGGATTAGATTTGATAAAGAGAAGGCTTTTAATAAATTGAAAAAAGTAATTGATTAGAAAGGAATGAAGAAAATACTTTTAATATGTGCTATTCTCGCTTTAATAGTGGGATGTGCTTCGCCGAGAAAATATAAAGAGAATCGCTTCACTAAGCAATTTCAGCAAGCGGATTCTGTGTTTAACGAAAAATATGGTATAAGATGATTAGAGTAAGATTTTTTGTAGATAAGGAAAAGTGCGATGGAGATTATCGTCCATTAAGATGGCCAATCCAATATCCATATTGGTGCACTGGTGAAAGTGCTCACCACTTTGTTTTAGTAGCCTATATCAATAGTATTGAAGAGTTGAAAGATTTATGGCCGGAAGCTTCCAATATTGAAAGTGAAGAAGTCAATAAAGTATTTTTTTCGGATAGGTTTCCAAAGCCAGATTGGTACAAAGAGGATTAATTTATAATGGAACAGATTATGAATGAAGTTAGAAAGCTATATAACGATGATGGATGCGTTCTTAAAGAGGCGTCTAGCAATGACTATGAATCATGGAGTTCAGCAAGAACACTTGGTCCTATGGAAAGAAGGAAAGAATACAGAAACCTATGTTATAATTTTGAATATGAGTGGGGAACTAATATCCCTCACTGTGCAAAGAAAGGTGTATGTGATGAGGATTGCGAATACATGAGAAATTTCAAAGGATAGGATATGAAACAAACATTAGAAGAAGCAGCCCAAAGTATGGCTTACAATAAGATGCCAGATTGGGGAGGATTGCCAGCAGTGGCGAAGAAATATTTTATAAAAGGTGCTGAATGGCAGTCAAATCAATCTCCGTGGATAAGCGTAAAGGAACGGTTGCCGGAACCAAACAAGCTTGTACTTTGCAGAATGGTATCAAATGGAGCGATTGTTAGTGGCTATATCGTTGTTTCATCCGGGAGATCGCCATACGTTGCGACAGACGGAGGATTTGAATTTGAGGATTGGAACGACTACGAATGTGACATGTGGATGCCCATCCCGTCTTTCGATGAAATATTAGAAACAAATAAAGATGTGTTACAACGATTAAAAGAGAAATAATATGCAGTATATTTTAACAGAACAAGAATATAAAGCTCTAACACCTATTAATAAGGTGAATGAACTCGAAGAGAATGTACGACTTTTAAATGATAAAGTTATGGAGCTTACCGAGCATCCATGTGGAAGTAATGCAGACTACAGAAGTCTTACTTTTTACTGTGATGACTGCCCGATAGGGAGTTTTGGGACAAATACGTGTACAAAAAAACAACAATACTCTAAATAATCTTCAAAACAAATCAGAAATGAAGAAAATAGCAATTTATAAGCATAAGTCAGATATTGAACGGATTAAAGAGAAAGGAGATTGAGATATGAAATTAAGACAAGCAAAAAAGATAATGAAGAATATCCGTAGAAATGCACGCATGGAGTATTTATACGGATTAGGACGCTCGATGAAGGCAAATGCTATTTGCGTTAGACACTATGGCAGAGTGGACAAATTTACAAAGCTAATCAATCAAATAGGAGATAAAGACCCTCTATTAGCAATTAAATTAATTAGACAATATGGAAATAAAGAACGTAGGACAACTTAGAAAAATAATTGAGAATCTTCCCGATGATTACGAAATAGAAATGCGTATTAGACGCAGATTGACGGATGAAGAATTGAAAGAATTAAGATACCCTTACCCTTATGATACAGAGTATTTAACTTTGGAATTTGACGATATAGGCGTTTCTTGCAAAGTATTGTGCTTGGGTGTAACTTCTAATGAATGAACGGTATGCAAATAAATAGCGGAATAATAATAGATGGAGTGCTGCATGAAATGATTGAACTGATTGATGCGTCTAGTCTAAATTTCGATTGCAGTAAATGTTCGTTGAATAAAGAATGCGAAGAGTGTGAGATGAGAAATGAATTATATCTGTGCGATGTGATGGGATGTTTCTATTTTGTCAATCGTGGCAAAGTAACGGATATTAAAACAGAGGAGGAAAAGAAATGAAACAGGTATTGTCAATCGAGCAAATGAAGCATTTGCAAGAACTAGGGTTAGATACGAGTGATGCAAGTATGTATTGGGCGAGAGTGTCGCATGGAAGCCGTATTGATGACAAATCAAAAGGTAAATGGTTTTTGAGCTTGCATAAGGAATTTCAAACTTGTGGGTTTATGTCGTATGAATCAATTCCTACTTACACCTTGCAGGATATTATCAATAAATTACCTTGTTTTATTGACAATGAAGTGCTGACCATCCAAAAACTTGCAGATAGCTATACATGCTTATATATGAATCCTTATACTAGGTCTTTCATAAATATCACAGAAGGTGAAGAACTTATTGATGCAGTTTACGATATGCTGTGCTGGTGCATTGAAGAAGAGTATGTTAAAGTTGGAGAGGATGAATAACTATGGATGATTTGACAAAAATATTATTTTCAGTAGTTCTTATAATGCTATTCATCCAAATGGGATTGACTATAGCATACAATTGGGATAAAGAATCTATGAGGAATAAGAGGCTGGAAAAGATTGTAACAAGATTTGGTGCTCTTACATTGGGTGCGATTGGCATCTCTGTACTTATTTGGTTGATAACATTTATATGGAGTCATTAATTTATCGGAGGAATAACTATGGGATTTACAACACCGTGCTTTATAAGAAAGAATACCGAAGCACTTAGAAAAAAGCTGGAAGAGGTTGGATATAAAATGCTTTCCCCAATAGAATACGACAATCTCGAATGTAGCGATAATTGGGTTAATGATATAAAATCGCTCAACGACTGTAATGGTATTGATTGCGGAACCAATGAAGATCTTTTTCTTGCTATAGCTGCATTGAGGGATGATACAGACAAGTACCAATGGTTTACGGATGGTGATTTATGGTTTAAATGTGGTGATGAAGTGTGTAATGAAACTATTGAGTATTATCTTAATGAATACGGTAGAAAAATTCACAAGGCTACCGTAGACGAACTGATTGAACATTTTAAAACAAAGGAGGAACAATGAAAGCAAAGTATTTTAAAAAGATAAGAAGCCAAGTTAAGTGGTATAAGGTATCATACAGAGATAATTTGTTTTTTGATTTTAGAGATGAAAAAGAGATATTGGCTAAATCTCCTGAAAATGCTTGTGTCAGATACCATAAACGTACTGGATGTTTTGTTAACAAATATAATCCCAATAATATTACACAACATAGTGAAGTTGTTTCAAGGTTCAAAGTATGTATAGGTAAGAAAGTAATGTATTTCGATTAAATAAACAATGGGACAATGAAAGCAAGAATAAAAAGAAAAATACAAAAACGACCATTTTTATATAATGTAGGACAAGTATTTAAGGCTTGTGATTGGCTTACTAGTATTCAACGTGGAAATATGGTTTGGCGTAGGTATCGTTCATTTGGTACTATTATTAAATCAGAAAATTAAATATGAAAGCAAGAGTAAAATCAACAGGGGTTTTGGTAGATGTAATTCCCCGATTAAACATCAACTCTCAACATAGCAGAGATTATTTATATGTATGCGATAACATAGTTTTCAGAGAGTGTGAACTTGACTTTTTAAATCTTGGAAATTCAGCTATTGACTGGGAACAGCGTAGATACGAACTGGCTAAATCCGCAATGCAAGGGATTTTAAGTGACATCAATCAATCACATTATGCTTGTTCTGAAGAAAATTATGAGAAGTACATACCTAAAGGCATTGCCCGGTTTGCAATTGCTTGTGCTGATGTTTTAATTAATGAACTAAAAGGAGAATAACCATGACCGAAGAATTTGTAACATTAGAAACAGCGAAACTGCTGAAAGAGAAAGGATTCAAGGAAGATGTATTTACTTTTTATGAAGTAGATTGTGTAGAAGGTGATATGATACTGTCTGAAACTTACGATGAATCCGAGAATTTCAATGAAAAAAATGATTGTCTTTCTGCACCTTCACAATCTCTCGCCCAGAAGTGGCTTCGTGAAACCAAGAACATTCATATATGTGTATATAACTGTGCTTGTGGCTATGGATACGAAATATCTAAAGCTGATAATGGAACTCATATAACTAGTTCTGTTTATGAAGGAACAAATGACGGAGAGGAATGGGATGCCTACGAAGAAGCACTAGAAGCTGGTATTTTGGAAGCATTAAAACTTATGTGATTATGGATATTAATTTGAATAAATGGCGCGACCGTGCTTATAAGACCGCTTGCGAGCACGGTTTCCATGATAAGGAGCTGAGTAATGAACATCTTCTTTGTCTTATCATTTCCGAGCTTATGGAAGCTGTGGAAGCGGATAGAAAAGGGAAACATGCCGACAGAGAATCTTTTAAATCTTCTTATGAGGATGAAGAACCGCACGATGATGTCAATTTCAAGTATTGTTTTGAGAAATATATCAAAGGAACGGTGGAGGAAGAATTAGCTGATGTTGTGATACGCTGTCTTGACCTTGCTGGGCTGCGCGGCTGGGATTTGCAAGATACGTTGGATAATGTGGATGAACTCAATGACGTTTCAGACTTTTTCCAAGAACACACATTTGCAGAGATAGTTTTTGATATTTGCACCGGAACAATTATATCCGAATCTACAAGGTCGGTTAAAGGAGTGATTCTTGATGTATGGCAATACTGTCTTTGGAAAGGAATAGATATTGAGTGGTTCATTGAGCAGAAGATGAGATACAATGAATTAAGACCTATGTTGAACGGAAAAAGATATTGATTATGCCACTGTTTATTTGTAGCAAATGTGGTTGTGTTGAGAATACAGCCACATCGGATTATTGGCCTGTTGTACATAAAATCTTTCCCATAGAGTATGATGCAAGCATAAAGGAGTTTGAAGGAAAACCATTGTGCTCGGAGTGTGGGAGATTGATATTTGACAGTAAAGGGGAAAAACCGCGTATGATACCGGGGAAGTGGCATGGGAAATTTCCCAAAAGACAAGCCACTGATGCTGAAAAGAGAATGGTAGATAGGAATGGCAGGTTTTAAAAAGAGAAAGGGATGCCTGCAACATCCCTTGAAAGGAAGCATTACGCAATTTTCTTGTCATCTACCAAGAAAGAAAAGTATTTTCCATGTTTAGGATAAATACGTTTGCCGTTCTTTACGATATATCGACAGAAAACACGAATTTTGCCGCTTTCATCTTGCATTTGATTTTTCACACTAACACCTCCTTTCCGTTTTGCCTGCTTATCTGCAAGTAAGCAAGCTAATTATCTGTTATACCCTGTCAAGCATAACAGAAAAAAGCCCAAAGCTTGCAGGACAATGGGCTTAATTCTTTCTCAAGGAGAATGAATAAGATTTTGCGAATGACAGTTCGCTGGATTGGAGGTGTTAGTTTCCAAATCAAATGCGGTGCAAATATAGTTTGTATTGTAATAACAATGAAAACAATTAACTATTTTAATAACAATGTTAATAATTAGAACAATTATGAAACGTGAAATAAAATTCAGAGGGAAAGAATTTGAAACAAGACAGTGGATAGAAGGATCTTTGACAACATATCCAATATACTACCCAACTATTACACTCGTTGAAGATGCTGAACCTATTCCAAAAAAGACAACTTGTGTAGTTCTTCCTGAAACAGTAGGACAGTTCACCGGATTATGTGACAAGAACGGCAAAGAGATTTACGAGGGGGATATAGTCAAAACAAAAGAATATGGGATTGATATTCCTAATGGAGTTTTTTGTTCCAATGTTGCTGGTTACGACAATTTTTCAGTAGATTATATTGATGGTGGGTTTCGTTTGTTAAATAATCAACGTGGATTTTTATTGTGCAAAGGTAATCATCTTGAAGTAATAGGTAACATATATGATAATCCGGAATTATTGAAAGAAAATAAGCGATGAAAACAATTTTATTCACATCTATATGTATTATCGCCCTATTATGGGTTGGAGATCTTACAATTACATTCAAGCCATTTTCCATTTCACTTCCTGGTTGGTATAAGGCTTTGGGTATTGTCCTGTTTGTGTTGTCAATGGCATTATATAATGTAGGAGAATATGCTAAAGGTTATAAGCATGGTTTTGATGATGGGATAAAGGAGTGTGTTGAAATACTTAAAAAGAAATGAATTATAAACGTTAACTTATTTTAAACTAAGTATTTATGGGTTCAAATGCGAACCATTATAATTACTGGAAAAGCCACAATATTTTGATCCTTGTAACCCAATCTTATGGCTTTTCCAGCGCTCTTTAACTTGTTTTAAATTACAGTTTGTGGATAATTGACAATCAATCTTCTGTTTTCAGAAAAACATTCTTCAACTCGTCTTTCCTTAAAGAGCCGTATCTTATAGCACGGTCAATACGTTTTCGAGCATTTCCGTCTTTAGCCCTTATAGTATTCTTAGAATTATCCTTAGATATAATTAGTTTGACCAACTCATTCAGAGGAATAGGGGATGTCGTATCTCTATCCCAAATAGAAGTGAAAAAATCTTTTGCAGGTTTTCCCATAAGTAATTTCTTTTCCGTTTCATCACCAACTTTTTCAAAATGAAGGTAAGGCTCCGAAATAATATTGAAGTAGGACAGGAGCGACTTCTCATCCGGTTCACTCACCATGCGAGTTTTTAGTAGTTTTAGATAACGTCCTCCATTCCTTGTACGTCCTATGGCAAATACTCCGTCTGCAAAGTTAGACAATATCTTGCTTCCTGCCATATTCGTTTTCGACAATGGTTTCCATTCTTCAATCTTCGGGGTATGTGCTATCACCATGATACTTATATTCAACTCACGTTTCAATCTTGTAAGTCCGTCCATGATTACCCCGGCATACTCCGCTTCTGCCGTCTGCGTGGAAAGATAGGAAAGGTTGTCGAGTATCATTACTTTTGCTCCCGTGTCAAGCAGCTTGCTCCTGATACCGTCAATTACGTTCATGCTGAACTCTTCGCTATCCACTTCTTCCGATATGGTGCATCTTACAAGATTTTTAGGGAACTTGGCATTTTTATACCGTCTTGCAAGCTGCCTGTCCGAAAGCTCAAAATCGAAGTACAACACGGCTTGCGGTGGCATCTCCACTTCTGTACATTCGCTCTTCCCTTTGGCAATCTCGTAGGCTATCTGTGTGGCAAGAATAGACTTACCAATACCACTGTCAGCGAACAAGAAAACAAGCTCGTTCTCCCACCAAAAATCACCCCACAACCTATGGATAGGCGGTTTTTTCTTCCCATCCTCAATGACTGACTGCATATCGGACGAACTGAACAATGGTATTTGTTCAACCATATCGCCATCATCAGGAATTGGCAAAGCATTTTGTTCAAGTAGTTCTATACTATCTTGTATTTGTTTTTCTTCGGTCATAAAATATTAATTTTCAATTCTATCAGGTGCCGGCATTTCCAGCAGCCTGATAGCCTTAATCGTTTTTCTACCTTCCAAGATAGCTTTGCATAATCTATGGTATCCGTCTGCTATTTGTCCTACTTCATCCAGTATAATAGGATAGTCTAAAGAACAATCACGAACACGTTTGCATTGAAAGATGAAACTATGAAGCTGGCTGCACTCAAACGGTTCAACAGTCAGGTCTATATTCCACAATGGCATATCACGTATAGGGTATTCCTTTGCTTTCGCGAAATTATAAAGTGTTTGAGCATTCCATATCTTATTGTCTCTGTGGTATTCACTTTCAGCGAAAGTCATATTATCTATTGGTACTTTCATACTATTTACTTATTTAGCCCATTCGGACTTAGGTATACAATTCATTGACTTAAACCTGCCGGTCACTTCATTGTGACCGTATGAGTACACATAGCAGATACCTTCTCCGGTAATGTTAACAGTAGATTCTGCACCCACATACAGCTTGCAAACGCTCCCTTTCGGAACATGGAACTCAACCTTTGAAGCAAGCACCATTGTAATTGTACAATCCTGTTCTATTTGCCCATTAAAGTCCACGTACATGCACGAAGTATATCCGTCCTTGCTCCTCTTCCATTTACCGTTTATATAGTCAGAAAACGTCCGTTTCATATACTGAATATCCATACCGAATCCAAAGCTATGAGCATCTGCCAACAGCTCCACACCGTTTGAATCCAACGCCATATCCATTAACGCTTCCTTACTTGTCGCTGCGTCCCATTTATTTTTATACCCAGTGCAAAGACCGAGCATGATGGCATTACGTTTAAAAGCAAGCAAATCACTCATAAAATTGGAAATTTTTTTAGTTCAACTTCTATAAGTTCTTTTATCATCATTACGGCATTGTCTGAATCAGGAATGCTCTTATAAGTCTTTACAGATCGTATAATGTTACGTGCATGAATATGAGAATGCTTTTCTAGCGCACTGTACGATACCCCAAATCGGTCATGCGCAGTCACAAACACAGCCGGTCTCGCCATTCTCTTTACGAACGGTATATTTGTCTTCCCTTCGTATAAAGACAATGGAGATATAGGCGAATATTTGTCCTTGCAGAATACTTTATTTACGCAATCGCACACGATACGTTCAACTTTTTTTACAACGTCCGATTTTAAGAAATCCTCTTTTTCTGACATACTTTTCTATTATTTTCTTTTGGTCTTCATTAAGTATTTCACCCATAACATACATACTGCCAATAGTAGCCTTTCTGAAATCCACTTCCTTTTTCCCACATTTACCCAAATTACAATCTACACCTTTTGAAACATTCGGTATTATCACATGGGTATTTATGCATCCTTTTACGGGTATCGCCTTAAAGCTAAGAAACATATTACCGTTTCTCACCTTAATACACCCTGTTTCTACATCGGGAATAAAAAGCCCCTTTGTCACTTCTCCGGTCTGCTTGTCCTTGAATGACACCCATTTCACACCGGGATGCCGTTCCATCTTTATGTAGATGTGATATACATTGTCCGGGTTATACCTGTCCTTTCTCGGTTTCAGTTCCATCGTCAAACATCTCTTTCGCTTCTTCTGCCATGATAGCCTTCTGTTCAAATTCCGCATTAGCTTTCAAGTCTTCTTCGGGCGGCGTAGTGTTCATAGCTTTATTTAAATCTTTCATCTGACCTTCCATCCACTTCATGTAGTTTTCAGCCTCTTTCTGCACTTCATTTATGTCAGTAAACACGGTCATAGGCTTCACAAGGTTGGTTTCTGTAAGCACTTTCATACCGTCCAAGAACTCCTTGTTGGTGGAAGTAGTTTCCCCGAACATTTCATTCTCCTTGCCTTTGATGGATTTCTTGAAGTCCACCATATACTTCAACCATGCATAGAGGGATGTTTCATGCGCCACACCGTCCAATCCTACTGCGTATGGAGTAGTGAACACCCGGAATCCTGTGTAGTTCTTAAAACAGGCATATCCTTTCGTGATTACAATCTCAAACGAGCCGAAGTTTTCTCTCTCCAACACATCACTTTTTTTGATGATGAACTCAAATCCTTGTTGTTTCTTGTTCTTTTCCATAATTACAATATTTCTTCGTTTACAACATCAGTAGTTATCGTTTCTCTTAACTCTTTAATTACTACACGTTCATTCGGCTTCTCTGAATTTCGCATAGCAGAACCTGTGGCTTGCAAACATTCCTCTTTTGTGTTGAATTTAGTAGGAGTATCATACCACGTATAAGATGTAAATTGAGGTTCAGACCATTCATACAGGTATTTATTACCGCATTTGGCGATAAAATAGGTTCTTGTTGTATTTTTCATGTTTATTCCTCCACCCTTTCACTCATTTCCTTGACATACTTATCAAACTCGGCTTTCAGACGATTCATTTCATTTTTAGCTTTAACGACTTCCTCTTTGGTGTAATCTTGCTGATTTTCAATTACTACAATACATTGAAGCACCAAGTCTCCATCTCGTTTTTCAAGAATCTCAGAGAACGGTCTGACAAAACAAGAGTTTCGCAATTCTAACCTTGCTTCCTTTCTCGCACACTCGGCACAATATTCGATATAATCTTCATCGCTCATATTGTAATGAGTGATATTATCAACCACACTACTCCAACGGCAAAGTAACCCGTTAGGTTGTCTTGCTATAAATGCGCCCATACCTATTCCTCCGTCTTAGCATTTCTACCTCTCTTCGGTCTGAAAGCCGTCTTGGCATCCTCAACCTCGATAATACACTCTCCCTCATCTTGAATGGTAGCAATGGTTTCGTTCTCTTTTAATTTTTCCTCAATCACAGGATTAACCGTTTCCTCCGCTTCCTCCACAACAGACTTCCCGAATCTAGGTTTCTCTTGGTTCATGTTCAGCTTCTGTATATCCATAGCGTACTGCAACTGGTACGCCTTGAACTTTTCATCGTCCGAGTCAATGATTTCATCCGCATAGCCAGCATAGTGCATGGCGATAGTTCGTCTGTTTGCTTTCATAGCCATTCCCAACGCTTCTTCATCTACGTACATATACGGATGGATGGAAATAAGCCCATCAATAGGAGAAAGCCGTCCGAATGTCTTCTTGTACTGGATAAGTCCGTCTGCCCTCTGCTCCACAATGGCGTAGGCATTCATGAGGTTCTTCTTTTTGATAAGAGCGATAGCCAATATCCAAGTAAGCCCCAGTTCGGGATTGAACTTCTTTGGCAAGTCTTTCAGCTTGGCGAAAGACAATGCTTCTGATAAGGTCTCTGTTTCTAAAAACATAGCAATATAGAATTTAATTTTATTCGTTAGGAAAAGTTTCGTCATATCCGAAGGAATGTCCGTAAACGTTCTTGAACGTAAACGTCACTTCCTTGTATTTCTGCCCGTAAAGGGTGTCGCTTTTAGGCTCTGTGGCTCCTGAAAGGTACATCAGAACCTTTCTCTTCCTCGCTGTATCACGGTAGGCAATCTTGGAACCAGTAATGAAAGCCATAAAGTCACGGTAAGACTTATCATCCTTGGTATCATCCTCCAAGAATATCAATGTCAGTTTTATAGTTGTCTGCTTGTATGCCGGTGTGCTGGAAACATACACCTCCGCCTTACTTGTTTCGGCAAAATCCTCTGCATACATATTTGTAGGCTCTCCATACGAATTAAGACCTGTACATTCTTTATACCGCAATCCGGGGAAACCCGTTTCCAAGTCTTTCCAAACGGCACCAAGCTCACCGTAACGCATCATATAAAACTTATAGTCACTCATATTATAATATAATAATACACGCAAATATAATTAATTAAATTCATATATTAAAGCTTTACTTTAATATTTATCACTATGATATATTTAAATCCGTTTCAATATTAAGTTTTTAATCTTAAAAGTAAAAGCATATTTGAAATATTGATATCTGTACTTTGTATTGCATAGTACTACATCATTGCATATTAGACATACCCTATATAAATAAAGGAAAAATGTCTAATCCAAAATACATAGAAAGAAAGTAACATAAAGAAAGAGTGAGCACAGCGAACACCTCACTCCCTTTGATTATTTAAATAAACAAAGGGGAATAAAAGCAATCTGCATAGGAAAGCATCAACGCAAAACATGAATATTGATATAATAATGAATAATATTATTTTACATAATAAATTATGTTGTAGATACAAAATATTGCAACACTGTAAGACGTGAAAATTCAGAAAAAAAATTAAAAAAAATCGGGAGAGGGCGGATGTTTACGGCTGCACTGGCATAGAGGGGGCGGGGGTATACTTGCAACGCATTGCAGCGCTCGTTCGATTCGTTGTAGACGGCTTTAATGAGGGTGATATAGGGCAAAGATAGGTGTAGGCGATACATTGTGAAGATGAAAACAAGAGGGCTTAATATTGCACTAATTAGGCTTTTAATTGTATGTTATTTAACATGTAATATTTTTATGTTTGTTTACAAATTTAGTAGGTGAATATTTGGTAGAATGGTAACTTTTTTGCACCTTTGTATTGTGAAAAGGAAAGGATATCACATAGTACTAACACAAGATATCCGATTACTTTCACAAGGATAAGCGTAAAGCGAAGCATGTACGTTGACATCCAAAAGCGTGTTATTAAATGTTGGAATAAAAAGAGAGCCTTAACACGGCAATGTTAAAGCTCTCAAAGGACCGAAATACTAAAGTACCTCATTCCTATCACACGGAGCAAAGGTACTTTTCTATTTTGATTCTTGCAAATATTCTTCCATTTATTTTTTGGTTTGCTGATATTACGATAACATACAGCTATTGAGTTTATATGCTGTACATGGTATTAGTAGGCTATTAATCACGCTGTAAGTTTGAATTATTAACAATTAAACATTATAGCATTATGAAAACATTTTTAACGGTATTGTTATTTATTGCAAGTTGGTTAATTCCTACTTTTCTGCTTCCTTCTTTCTATTCTTTGGCTTATGGGTTATTATACGGTGTTTCCTGGATCGTGTTTGTTATTGTGATGGCAGCAAGAGAGCGTGAAAGGGAGGAACGGAGATTTAAAGAAGAATGCAGGAGGGAACGAATAGCGTACGAACGCGAACGTAGACGTAGGCAAGCCTATAATAGGAATAATATCGTACGCGTAAGAATAATGTAAGAATAATATAAGGAGAAAAAGATATGAAAGCAATGAATTTCTACACACAAAACGGTTGGGCTGGTTCAAATTATGACAGCAAGTTATCAACTAAAGAAATATCCGCAAAGGTTCGGGCGTATGCAAAGAAGAATTTCCCAGACTTCAAATTTTCCATCCGCACGGAATACGGCACGTCCTCGATGTATATCGAATTGAAATCAGGTACTAATGTTCCTTTTATCGAAGGCTCAAGAAGCGCGGAACGTGGTTATATGTCCACGATGTCCAGTGTAAAGGCATGGGAAGACGAGTTAACACCAAAAGTGTTTGCAGCTCTAAATGCTGTATCAAATTACGCTAGTTCTTTCCGTTATAATGATTCGGACGGCATGCAAGACTATTTTGATACTAATTTTTACATCCATATAGAAGTAAGCGATGAATATAAGGTTATAGAGCCGAAAGCAAAGAAAAGCAGCATTAAGACTGAAAAGGCTGAGGAAGCCAAAGAAATGGAAGCCGTGACGGTTGAAGGTTTGGAAATGGTGGATTATTCCGATAAAGCTATTGCGGTGTTTGGCGATACGAAGGTTATCAAAGAGCAATTAAAGGAACTGGGTGGACGTTTTAACCCGTCTTTAAATTACAACGGTGAAAAGCGTGCCGGATGGATATTCAGTAAGAAGAAAGCGGACGAAGTGCGCAACCTGATGGCTTCCGAAAAGGTCGAAGCCGTGGAAGAACTTCCGGCACCTCCTGAAGAAATATACATCCCGGAATTAGAGAAAGAAACGAAACAACCGGAGAAGTTAGGTAATATCCATTTAATCGAAACGGGCAACTTTAACGGCGTGCGCTATTACAACATTGAAGGCGCTGGAATCATAACCAGTGCGAAAGTACGCGAGGGCATACAGCCGGGCGATGTTTTCAACGTATACACAGCAGAGGATCGCAAATACGGCGTAACCTATGACGGTGTAAGCCTGGAAAGCAGTTTAAAAAACGATCTGCCCGGTATAATTGAGTTTAACGGCAAAATAGAATCGGGCACGCTTAGCGCTTCATCACATTATACCCCGCTTGCTGAAGGAGTGGAATTTTATGAGAAGGAAGTAAAGGGAAAGCGTTACACCGTCAAGGACAAACCGTTAAATCTTGGATATTACGGAATATTAGATAATTTGGACAACTGTATAATAGAATGCTATCCGACTAAGGAAGAAGCCGAAAAAGAGGCGGAAATACTTAACGGGTTTACGGATGGTAACGGACGATTAAAGACGGTCATTTAATTAGCTGAATATGGTTTTGTTGGTTTTGTTATTCGGTGCTGTGATATTCATTTCCGGCACCGACAGGGATAAGCTACGCGAATTTTTAAACAAAAATGATGAATAAAAATGATGAATCAGATAAGTTTTAAGGATATGACATTAAAAGAAGCATTAAAGCAATTGCAAGTATATTGTGCGGCAAATGGTTTCGCCCTCTATCCATCAAGGTTGTCGAAACAAACATACTCTATAATATTGGCGGATGGTGATGACGGCGAAATAACAACACGTTACCCGAATAAGCGTATAAGCGGGTATTTCACCCCGAAAGAGTTATTAATATGGATCGGAGGATACTACGCAGCATTGCAAATAAAATAAAGTGATTATGAGAGTTTATTTTGCAGAAGTAAAAACAAGATATCAGGCTATTAAAGAATGTCCGTTTACGCCTTCAAATGTCGCCAAAGTGTGTGGAGGCTTCATGTGTTTTGAGTCTACGAATGACTACAATACATGGAAAAACCAAAAGTAACCAATTATCCCGTATCGGCTTAACCGTGGTCTTTGATGAATATACGGGAACTAGTTTTATAAACTTAAAAACATTAAATCATGAAGAGAGAAGAATTAGACAATATTTTGCGCAACTTGTTAGTTGCTGGTAACATTGTAACCGTATCATTTGAACAAATGAAGAATATTCGCAAGGAGTTAAACCGATTTGTGAAGCCTGTACAGATAGAGATTATTAAGAGTGATTTTGAAACGGTTTCATTTAGAGAGTTAAGATAATGAAATATATTGCCACATGTTAGCATAGACGTACGTTGGGGCTTTTGGCCAACATATCATCTTATGACACCCCGGCAGTAATACGGCTGCCGGGATTTCGGAAAAGGATTAAAAAAACGAATTATTAATCGCGAGCAATCGCACAAAAGGAAAGAAAAATGAAAGAAATAAAAACGTATCATAAACCAGATGGAGCGCACTATTACATAGGTAGCCACGAAGTAGCATTTATTGGTAGCTGCAAAGGGAGTTTTTACATATCGTTTTTTAGCTGCAACGAAAAAGAATGGGCTAATACCTTTCTGGAAGCAGAGCAAATCGTATTGAATAGATTTTAATAACGAATTATCCCGGCGAGGCAACAAGCGGAGCGGCACCGCCGCCGGGAACTGATAACAAACTAAAATTATAAAGGATATGAAATCACATGTTTACACAGAAAAAGAGTACAAGAAATTGGAAAAAGAATCTGAATCAAGGTTTTCAGATCATGAATACTGCCTGATGGGATGGGATGAGAAAAGACAGGCGTACACAGTTGTATATAATGTTGTCGGAGTGCTATATATAGTTAGAAGAGGTCGTATATGCAGCGTGCCCAAGCGGTACTATTTTGATAATTTAGAAAACGCAGCACGCCACTATAACCGCCTTTGCAAGTATCGCCCGTTATTCGTTGCTTGAAGCGGCAAAGCATTAAAGAAAAATAATCAAATAACTAAAATAAGGAGGGACAAACTATGTTTTTTGTATGCGTAATAATCTGGCTTGTTGTCGGATGCACTAAGGAAATGACCGGACATAACGGTTTCTAAGATGAAAGAAACGAATTGAATTAACTTAAAAACGGATATTGAATTATGAAAGTAATAGAATATGGACGTGTAAGTACGGACAAACAAACATTAGAGCAGCAGAATAGAACCGTTAAGGAATGGTTAAGCAGAAACGGGCTAAAGACAGACATAGTGATAACAGAGGAAGGAATATCCGGCGGCGTTACCTACAAGAAAAGGAAATTAGGTACTGATGTACTTCCGTTATTGGAGGCTGGAGATATGCTGATAGTAGCCGAAATTTCCCGTTTGGGGCGTTCTATGAGCGACTTAAACAAACTTATCAATGACGAACTAAAACCCCGAAAAATCCGCCTTGTGGTGGTTCAAATGGGGCTTGACCTTAATTGTGCCAATCTGAAAGCGATGGACGAAATGATTTTGTTTGCCTTCTCGTTTGCCAGCCAGTTAGAAAAAGAGTTGATTCAAGAACGCACAAAATCCGCATTGGAAGTTCGCAAGCAAAAAATCGAGCAGGAAGGCGGCTTCATTTCAAAAGCAGGGAACTGGTGTACTTCCTTGGGCGGCAATTCCAACGGACAAAGTAAAGGTGGAAAAGCAAACGGAGAAAAGCGAAGGAAAGAAGCGATGGAAAATTCAACAAACCGAATTATCGCTGAATTACTTAGGGATGCAGTCACTCCGCAGGATGTTGACAAAGTAGCGGACAAGCTAAATGCAATGGGATTAAGGACGGCTACCAATAAAGAGTTTACACGGAATCGCCTTACCGCATTGCGCACTAAGATAAACAGACGTGCGGAATACGCTAAAAGTATGCTTTAAAACATACTTTATAAAACGAATTACTGATTTATAAATGATAATTTTGCAAACAATTAACGCTTAGCTATCGGCATGACGGGCAATTTATTATGAATCAAATTGAAGAATTTGTAAATGATGCGGAACAATTGATGGAAGCGATATTGAAAAACAATGTGAACGGTGAAGAAGTAGAAGTAACCGCCACAACCAATCACCCAAACAGCCTGTCCGTAGCTACTGTCAGGGTGATTGGGTAGACGAAAAAGGAACAGCGTATTGCCAAGTAAGGATGGAAGCACCGTTTTACACAGTAGTGAATTACCGCTAAACTAAAGATTTAGGGGCTTTCAAATGCGAACTCTTATAAAACTAGGGGAAATATCCTTGGTCTTTCTTTAATCTTTTTGGGGGTAGAAAAAACGGGAATTACAGGCACAACGATATCACCCTTGCCAACACGACAAAGGGTATCAGTCTATAAATGAACCTCTCTATACGTTCCATCGCATCACAGCAAGTAAACGGCAGAAATTCCAGTGAGGCACATCATCAGCCTGCTCAAGCAATATGTTCAACTTATCTTCTTCCATAAATAGTTTTTAAGCATAAAAAAAGCGGTAAAACCGTTGGGAATTACCGCTTACAGCTTAAACGATACTGATCATTCATTGTAATCTATCACATCATGCAAGGATATAACTTTATAAGCTACAGGGATACCATTAACAGTTTGTACTTTTATATCAACTTGAAATAGTTTTCTTGTAGGGTTGTTCTCCGAATAAAGGATACGTTGTTTCAACTCATCCGTTTCAAATACTACTGCAATTTTCTTTCCCTTGAAAATATCGTCAATAATGGCCTTATTTCCTGTATTAGAACCTGCATCGCTTCGCACTTGATAAATCTGCATCAGCACACGGTTGTAAATTTCATCATGTGAATCTATCGATCTTCTTTCAATTTCATCCCGCTCAAGCTGATTCTGTGCACTATTACTTCCCTGAAAATTGAAAGTGCAATTATTGAATATATTGCACTTATTACCTTTTGATATTGCACCTATCGTCATTTCTCCGTTGTTGTCTCCGGCTGTCACAGTAAGAAAGTCCTTAAAATTCTTGATTTCGCTTAAACCAAGTTTAGGCTTTTCGCCTATCCCGTTTGCATAATATTCAAGAACATTCTTAACGTATGAAGAAAATTCAAATATGATATTCATATTCTCTAAAAAAGGGAGTAATCCTGCGGTCACTGTTTCGCACAGAAAAATATCAATACAACCTTCCTCTATCTTTTCAACATATAGTTTTGCATGCGAAAGGTCTTTACTTCCACCTTTTTCTTGAGCGAATATAGAAAACAAATTTCCTATGGCATTTAATGAAGTCACAAATTCAGAAATTTCTATCGGCTTGGAGTGTTCTATATGCAATAGAATAACATCCACATTATTATCTTTCATTTGCACATCTGGTTTATAACATTTGTAATATAATATATTTATCTTCTATATATGAATGTATTACAAATATAGTAATAAATGATATATTTCCAATATAACTAATTGTTAATTTACAAATATACAAATTCTTTCCAATTCTTGCAATATTAGAGAGAATTGTATAGATAAAAACTTGTAAAAACGGTAATTCCAACAAGTCAAAGAACGCTTCTGTTCGATTATTATTTTTCCAGTCCCTTTCTGCAATGTTCACATAAGAACTTCTTGGCAACAGGGAACATCTTCTGCCCCACATATCCGCTAAGATACTGCGCTTCCTCTCCATAAGGATCAATCCCGAAAGCCTTGGAGATATGCCGGCACAAATGACCTTTTTCGTGGTCCCACGAATTTTGAAACTCTTCGGGAGTGGAGGTTAGTGAGATAACCATTACTGTTTCTCTTCTCCTGTAGTCCGAATAGGTTAGACCGGTATTCATTCTGCCTTCAGTCAGATTGCGATACGCACGCTTGAGGGAATCCCCCCTGCATCCTATACGGTACAGGTCCATAATGATCCGATCCGCCCAATAGGTGTGTACCGCATAATACACTTTGACGTGCCAGTCCCCATATTTTGGTATGTAGAACTCCTGAACAATCATATCACATCCGACCAGATTACAGGAATCCCTTTACCTATACAGGTGGCAAAGAACTCGTCAAACGCCCTGCAAGGATCGCCATCAATATCATCAAGGTAGCATTTTATATGCTTGCACAAATGTGCCTCGTCAACCAATGATTTTTTATAGAAATCCGCTTTCAGCATGTTCGCGACATAAGCAACGTCATAACCCTTGTCGTGCTCGATGGTAATTCCGTTCGCTTTCAGCATATCGTCCACTTCATCTTTGCTCCACGGCTCCAACTTTTTTTCTTTACCCGTGGTTTCGTCTTTCACTTTCATTTTTGAGACGGCCCATTCATAAAGTTTCTTGCTGAAATGAAAGCCGTATGCTTCCAGATATTCCCTCATGCCAGATGGGAATCTGCTGTATGTATCCAATCTCTGTTCCATAACCTTTGTTTAAAAAGAGGGGCATTCCACCCCTCCACCATTAATAAAACTCACCGTTGGCGCGTCTGCGTCTGCGTTCTCCCATGTCATCCATGCGGGGATATTCAGGGAAATAGCCGGGATATCTGCGTTCTCCCATACCTGATCCTGAATAATTTCTTCCGCCATCACGGAAGCCCATGTCTCCATGAATCTCTCTCATGGCCTTTTCGTAACCGTGGCGGCAGCCTTCCTTGTAGGCTTCTTCCACCTCGTCACCTCTCATACCGAAGCCGCGTCCGTAATCGTCACGCCCTTCTTCTAATATTTCCCACATTCCCATAATCATTTCTTTGTTTTGGATGTTTCAACCACTCCGAGCTGTTCCATAAGCCGTTTGTTCAATTCCATAAGGTCAGACATGTTCTTGCTCATTTCCGCCATTTGCCCTTTCAGAGAGGATATTTCCTGCTCCTGACGTTGTTTCTCGGCAAATTCAGGGTTCAAGAGCGTAAGCATCTTGTCACACCCTGCAATGACGGAATTGTGAAAATCCATGCTGTTGATGATGTCTATGCTTTTCTGTTTCATAGAAGCGACCTCGTTATTCATCGCATCACGTGAGCATGACACTACGATATTGCCGTTCTGTCCGAAGTCGGCTATATCCATGCCGGCAGGAAGATTTTGGAAAGTCGTGTTCTGCCCGTTGATACAGACAACAACATCCACAACCATTTCCATTTGGGGCAACTGTCCCATAGGGGATGCCATAGGATATTTCGGCTTGGGAGCGGAAACGCTGACTACCGGGCCGTATTCGATAAACGGGTTAGCATCCTTATGAAGTATATATAACTGGTTATTGGTACGAAGTGATTGAAACATATTGGTTTGATTTTAAAGGAGTGTGGCTATTTCCATTTGGGAAACCACCACAAAACTCCATGTTAATTATTACTTGCTCCGTAAAGAAGCGGTCTCTGCTGTAGAAGCCGGCGCCGTTGTCGGTCTGTATCCTCCATTAACAAGATACAATTCATTGGTATACTTGTTGTAGTGAATCTCATAGATACCGGTTCCAGCCAAGTTTGCAACAGTCACAGGCTCATTGTTATAAGCCATTAACGGTCTTGTGTCCCCGTTAGTCCCTATCAGTATCGGAAGGGTTGCAGTCGTACCGGCAGGGATCGCCTGACGAAGATTGACATAGAACCCTCCGACATAATCCCTGTTGCGGAACGCATGGTTAGGAAGCTCCAAAGTCACATTCTCAGTACCGACTGTTACAGCCACCGTAGGAAGAGTGTTGTAATTCACTCTGCCAAGGGAGGGAAACGGGAACGGAAATCCTGTAAAAAAGTTAGGCCACATATCTACCTCCTTTCTCACCGGATTAACCCCAGTAGTTATTGCAACCGCATCCGTAACCACCACGGCCATATACAGCATCACCTGCATAAGCACCGTATGCTGCGGCACGATATGTATCCACGTTCACACCTACAATATTAGGGTATTGTACCGGGACAGTGTTAGGTAATTTACATTTTATACCATCAACATCGCTCTGCAATGCCTGCAATCCGGCTGCTAAAGGAGCGATCTGTTGTCCTACCGCACTCAGGATAGTGGCGTTCTGGTTACGCTGAGAGATTTCGGCTGTCAAAGTAGCCTTTTCCGCAGTAAGAGATGCGATCTTGTCCTGCAATGCCTGATTCTGAATAGCGTCAAGTTTGGCAAGGATGGCATTCGTGTTGGCTGTCGCACCATCACGCAATGACAATGTGTTCTGGTTAGCAGTGTTGACTAATGTGTTAGTCTGGTTGCACATTGCAAGCTGGTTCTCGTATCCCTGTGTGGTTACAAGCTGTTTCATGTCGCAGCAACAGCTACAGATCTGAGATGTCAGAGCGTTGTTACCTTGCATGATCGCAGTGAGGATACTGTTAGTGTTCTGGCCCATTTGGTTGCCGAGACCGCAGATAGCCTGTGATACAGAGTTAATACCGGCAAGGATTTGGTCTGATGATGTGTTCACAGCTTGTGCTAATGCTGCAATGTCGACACCGTTTCGGTTAAGTGTCTGCATGATCATTTCTCTTCCTTCGTTCGCTCCTTGGTTGTTGTTGCCGCCAAATCCGAAGTTCCCGTTACCGAAGATGGCTGCAATCACAATCAATGCGATGATGTCCTGAAAACCGCCATTGTTTCCGAAGAAACCTCCGTTTCCGTTTCCTCCCATCAGCCCCATCAGATAGCCAGTGTCAATTCCACGGTTCTGCAAGGACGGAAGAATGGACGCAAGCAGGCCATTGTTTGCGCCGGTTCCACCGTCTTGGTTAAAAACATAAGTTCGTTCCATAAGTATTTGTATTTTGTATCCGGTCAAAATCGACCGTGCACAAAAGTATATAGATCATAACTCATGGAAAATCAGTTGTTTCCCAACAAATTCTTTATATCGTCCCAATATATTCTCATCATTTTCCCACTCTCCATCCTCTCATGGAAATTGGATATCATGTAGTTGACAGCACGTTTAGTCTTATGGATATGAGCGGCTATTTGTGAAGGGTACATACCGCTTTCGAAAAGAAAAAATACAAGAAGATACCGGGCATCCACTGTCTCCATATTCTTATCAGATGATAATATTTGGTCTACAGACACTTCTGTTTCTTTTGAAACAATATTAATTATTTTGGCAAAGATTTCTGACTTGCACATGTTTTTTCTAATTTTTTATTCTTATCTTTGCCTCACCACATTATAATATAATTTGTGACAAAGCATAGGATACTGCGTTGAAAAAGGCATTAGGCCCCCAACAACGTGCAGTATCTTATGCTGATTATGTTATAATGTGGTAGTTTTAACGTAGTTCGTTGTATGGGGGCTTTTTTTTGATTCTAAGCCCCTGAAAGAATTACTTTTGTTAAATGAGTTTTTCTATTAGTGCCACGCTTCTACCTGTGGCATTCTGGTTGCTATTTCATCTTGCACCTCCCTTCTTCTTTACCAGCCAAATGACTACGATTAATAATATTAATATAATACCTATTGAAAACTCTCCTAGTTCTAATTTCGTCTTCTGCCACCATGTTAATTCCTTCTCCACAGGGTAGGGGACTTCTAACTCTTTCTCCTTCTCTATATAGACTGTATCGCGAATCATCCTGTCACGGTAGACTATATGCCACTTGTCAACAAACACTGAATCGCCTTTCTCTTTTATATGGACAGAATCCTTAATGTAGATGGAATCACGCTCATGCATGGTAAGATAAAGACTGTCAGTCCTTATAGTTTCTACCGGGACATACCTTATGCTCCGGCATGATCCAAACAGCAATAGCAATGCTATCCCTACCACAATCCATATATAGACTCTCTGTTTCATCCCTCAAATTTTATATCATTTATACGGTTCATCCAGCCCCGTTTGAACTTGTTGTTTGCTGGGCGTTTCCGGCATATATCCTCGATGAAATCAAACCGTGCAATCTTGATCTGGTCAAACAATTCACGTGGATTACGGGAATTTACTGCGGCGAGTGTCTTAGGTCCGACAATGCCATCAGGAACCACACCAACCAAATCCTGCGGTACTTTAATACCATGTACCCCAGAAGCCCATACAAAATCGCATACTATCTCTGCTATACTTTGGCTTCTTATTTCATCCGCATTCCATCTATCCCAATACAACATCTTCAAGATACTTTTCCAATCGTTATATGACAAATCCATCAACCTTCCGGTCGTAGGTTTTGGATAACCTTTTCTACGACAATAGTCCTCATAGGTAGCCATTGTCACACCTACCATAGTTTGTCCTCCTAAATCATCGGGATCATCAGCCCATCCTGTTTTTCTTGCTCTTTGAAAAAGAGACTCATTGGTTTCATTGCTTTTCTTACTTATACCAGCTTCCCATTTTATAAGAAATGGTATGAAATGTTCAATATTAGCCATTTTTCTTTTCCTCCTTATCTTTAAATTATAAAATTACTATTATTTTTGTCGCAAAAAATATGGACTTATCAGAACTTATTAGAAGCTATACTCCTGAACAGAAAAATGTGTTCAGTGCTTTTCTCATCCAACTACCATTAATATTTACTATAATGTATTTATACATACCTGCTTTTAAATCCTTAGAGCTTTATTTGCAAGTAATTTTTGCCATATCTGCGTCTACATTATCTATTTATTATTCTTTTTGTTTGTTATGTTTATGCTCCGTTTGTTCCCGATACAGGTTTAATATGGAAATACCTATACTTATTATGCCAACATTGACAGCTGCATTTCTTTTACTGCGTTCGCCAGAAAGCTATTTAAACGGGCATGAATATGTATTAAGAATAGCGCTTAAATGCACGTCATATTTCTATGGATTCATCGGAATTACAGGATTCTTTTACCGAAAATGCGTAGATTATGGCATAAAGTGCAAAAGGCGCAATAAAAATAAAATCAATTAAACTCATTTCTTTTCCTCCTTTTTATTTTCTGTTATTATTTCATTTATATCCTCTTTTTCTACATCAAGCACCTTCTTACCAAACAGACCTAACGCCTTAAGCATATTAAAGCTGTATCCTTTGGGCTTCAATATATTTGATATGATAGAGCAAAATTCAATGAAGCAAACTAACAAACAGGAGTATATGTCTATATCCCATTTGCTGCCGGATGCAATGTTTATCATGACAACCATACAAACAAAGGCGAAGTAGGTTACAAGTTTACCCATTGTGCGGCGTATCGCACTAGAGATACGAACCTTTTCGCCCATTAAAAGGCTTTTCCTTATTCCAAAAGCCAAATCACATATCACTACTGCAAATGATACAATAATCCAAGGTATCATGTGCTCCAATGATTCTGCTATAAAACCGCTTACTATTACGGAGAAGCCACCCGGTATGGCTTGGGTCGTTATACTATCTCTTACCATCAGAATGATTATTTAAATGTATTAAATTAATTAGTCACTTATGAATACTCTTAGTCCTGCTCCCCTTGAATTTGAATTTGGTGCGAATACACGGTCTATTCTATCTGAAATAATCTCCAAATATCCCGTCTGCGCTTTCAATTCAATTAGCATGGGGTTTGTTTCAGCTTGTGATTCTAAACTATATCGAGCTTCTAACAGATTTCTGATAGCTGTTATATCAGTAGTTTGCTGGTTTACAAAGAATCTGATAGAGTTTAGTAATGCCTCAAGTGCCTCGGCAGTAGTCTCTGTTATACCTTGTATGCTTTGGGTGAGAGCGGACAGATTTGCTTTACCTCCGGGTTCCCATCCTATTTGGTTAAAAATTTCTTCTGCCGCCTCGTTATATTCACCAAACACTTCCTTCATCTTGTCAGACCAGTCTTTGATGGCTTCGGTATTAATATCATTCGGCTTTAAAAAATCCGTATATGCCTTTTGAAGTCTTTTATATTCCTCACTATTTTCTATCTCATCAGCAGCGGCATTTGCCTTTTTTGCGACACTTTTCACAACCGAATTATTGGCTGTGTTTCTTAGCTTGGTTATTTGGGCTTGAAGTTCAAAATACCTTTCTTGATCCTCTTGCTCCATATCTGTTCTTGTTGCAATTAGACTGTCAAATTCTTCAAACATAGGTTTTAAGAACTTGTCAGATAATCTTAGAAGTATCTGTTGTTTTACATAGTTTTCCATAAAATCATCAAAACTTTCTTGAAGTCCAGACAAGCCATCCCCTGTTTCTTGAAACGCTTCCAACCATGCCGATGCAAAATTCTCAGCCAATGTTTTGAAATTTTCATCGGAACCTACACCGCCAAGCTCCGCTATCATGTCATTAGCACTGTCAGCCAAAGTATCCCTGAGATCTTCAATCTGTTCCTGCCATTCGTTTATTTTATCCCAGTCAGTATCTTTCTTATCTCTTTCGGCGGCTATCATGGCATTGAGAGATACTATCTGTTTGTTTATGTTCTCATCAAGGTCATTCCCATATTCTTGTAGCTTTGTTATATCCCATATATTGTCTATACTCTCTTTTAGCTTGTCGTATTCACGTTCCAGCTTCTTTATCTTCTTTTCATGTTCTTCTATTTGCCTTTGCAGTCTTGCATCATCCGATCCGAACAAGGCACTTACTGTTTTTGCCAAGCCCATTGCCGCTTGAAGATATCCAACCGGACCTTGTGCTATCCCTGTTGCTATTTGTGCTATGCCTCCTGCCGCTTCTGCCGTGCGGTTAATAGTGTCTTTTGTACCATCAGACATTGTACCGAAAACATTTTCAAGGTCACTGGCAATTTGTGGCAATGCGGATGAAAATTCTGAAAAGATCCTTCCTGATTCTCCGATTTTATTTTTCAGAGTGTCGCCTAGATTTTGCCCATTCCTTATTTGTTCGGCGGTTTCTTTTGATATTTTCTTTTCAGCGGTAAGTTGCTTTAATATTATATCAAGTTTGGATTTTTCTGTTTCGAGCTGGACTGACAATTGTCTGGCTTCTTTAGAAAGGATGCCAGACGTTGCTACTGCCGCATTATATTCTTGCCGTTTCTGTTCGACAATTTTCGATTGTTCGTTGCTTTGGCTTGTATAATAGTCAACCGCATTGTTGGCTCTTATGTTTTCCTCTTCAAGTTCCTTTCTCTCTTTTAGAAACTGAATATACTCTTTCACTCCCGAAGTAAGACCGATGAAGGGATTTTTTTTAGCAATCATTTCATCAATTTTCTCTTGTTGATTGATGATTGCTTTCAGTTGGTCAGCCGGAAGATCCTTCAGATTCTCACGCAAACTCATAAGTTTGTCACGCATTGCTGTGAGCATACGTGTGGATGCACCTTCAATGTTCTCGAACATTGAGATATACATATCCGAATTTTGGAATTGTTTCCATGTATTCTCGTCAGACTTCTTGTTGTACTGACTTGTAAGGTTGGATTCATACAGCGTTTTTTGTTCATCGGTTAGTTTAGCTCTTTGTATTTTAGCTCTTTCCTCATAATACCATCTGTCAAGTTGTAACCGATCCGTGAGTTGTGATTTGTAATTCTTAGTCAGTTCGATAACAAGGTCTTGACTGTCCTTTATACGCTGCTGGTTCAGCTTGTTTAAGTCTGCTAAATATTGCTTGTTGGCATCGGTATCAGCAATAAGGTATTCGCCTTTCGGAAATTTCTTCTGATATTCTGCTTCAATCCCTTTCTGCACATCGTCCAACGTCTTGGCAAGTCCGGGGAACAACTGTTGAACCTCCGCTTCGGAAAGTCCTGCATCTTTCAGTTTCTTGTGCAAGTCCAATCCGTTGAACATGGATTCAATGTTATCTTTAGTTTTGTCTAGCTGCTTTTTAAAATCATCTGCATCCTTTTCGTCAAACAAGACATTAGCATCTTTTTGTGCTCCTATCTTCTTCCTAAAGTCAGTAATAATCTTTGCAAGTTCCTGCAAAGCCTTTGCCGTATTTTCCTTATTAGGCAAGAATGCTTCCCCTATGATATTTTTAGGCATCTGAACATCTTTCAGTTGTGAAGCATAACGCTCCATAACTGTCTTGGCTGCTTTGTCGCTGCCCATTACCTTGTTAAGCTTCTCGTATTCCTTGTTCAGTTCCTTGATAAGGGAAATACGCTCTGCTAATATGTCACGTTGGAGTTTCTGGTCAACATCTACTTCTTCTTTACCTTCTTCTTCAATAGTGCTAACTCTTGGAATATCATATATCTTATAAGCAAAGTTTCTTGTTACTTCATCTATCTGTTTACTTAAGAAAAGAGTATCTATATTAAGTTTCAGTTTGCTCTTCTCATCACTGCTTATTTCTCTGTTTACTTCTCCAAATAATGCTATTATATTTTTCTTCGCATTTTCCGTTGCCGTATCAAATCCTTTAGACGTATTTAAGAATCCCTCCAAGACCTTCGATTGAAGTCCACCAAAAGAAGTTGTAACATTAGACATTGCAGCCCCAAAAGAAGTAGTGAATGTGTAAATATCAACTTTTGTAACTTCTCTAAGTTTATTCGCTACTTCTGTATATCCTTCCGCCGAATCTTTTGCGTTTATCGCAAGCTCTTTCAGTTCTTGTTTCTGTTGCTCTGTCAGAGTTTTGGATTCAGTTGCGATACGGAGTAACTCTTTTCTCGCTTGGTTTCCGACTATCATCAACTCTCCGGTCTTCTCGCTGTACGAACTTAACGATTCATCAATATTACCGCCCAACGCTTTGCCTATAAATCCTTCCCCTCTCTTTAATGCAGCATATTTCGCTTCAATCGAAGCTATGTCCTCTATAAACTCTTCGTATTGCTTTTTGTAATCATCAAATTGCTTCTTTGCTTCTTCTTCTGATAAATCCGTTTTAATTTTGATACTAAATCCGGCATTACTCATTTCTTTTACAAGCGCGTTCAACGCTTTTCTTGCATCCGTTTTTGCCTCATTATCAAAATCTGCAATTTTCAGCCTTGCTTCGTATTTCTTGTTTCCTATGCTTGATATTGTTTTGTTGTATTCATTCAGCCTGCTTGTCAGGTTTGTTACATATTGTACAGCAAATCCTAAAGCCATCAATGGCAAAGATGCTTTTAGGGTTTTACCGAAAGCTAAAGCGGAATTAACGCCCTTTTCTAGAAACATAGACAGTGTTTTAGCCCCATTAGATGCCAATTTCAGTTTTGAAGCAATAGCCAAAGAGCCTACAACTACTCCAAATGACTTAGCTACCTCTAAAACGGTTTCCCAGTTATCCAAAAGCACTTTCACGGTATCGATAGTACCTTTCAGTGTATCTTCGTTGGCCTTTCCGATAGCATTCAGCATCACATCAATACTATCCTTCAAGTTGGAAATTTTACCTTGTAAAGTTTCGGCTTGAATTTCCTGCATATTGTAGAATAAGCCTCCACTATCAGTTAATCGCTTGAATATGTTTTCAATGTCCTCAAACGTGACCTTACGCTTGGAAATCATATCCACAATCTGGGCGGTGGTGTACGCCTCACCTTTGACCTCTTCAAAATAGCGTTGCAACTCTCCATACAAGTTGATACCAGCTTCTGTGAACTGTCTTACTTCCGTACCACGCAAGTACGCTGCCGCTTTGACCTGCCCATAAGCAAGGATAAGTCTGCCCATATCAACACCTAAACCAGCAGATACATCTGCAAGTCGTTTCGTGGTGTCATACAGCTTGCTGCTTTCGATGCGGTATGCAGCAAGCTGTTTGGTATATGAAACAAGTTCCTTAATCTGGAATGGCGACTTTACGGCAAGCTGGACGGTCTTGTTGAATATCTGGTCTGCTTGCGCTTTATTCTGTAAAATGGCTTCCAAGGAACGCTGCTGTAATTCAAATTCTCCACGTACATTTGCCAACTTACTGATATACCCTTCAATCTGTGATACGGAGAACACCAAGGCAAGCTGACGGCTTAATTGCCCAGCCGTATCCATTAGGTTCCGGTGGCGTGTGGCCAGTTGCTGCGATTGTACTCCTGCTTGCTGCAAGGCTTGGTTGTGCTTGGCGATGGCTTGGTTTATCTGTTCAAGTGTCTGCCTGTAGTTGGCATCTGTAGTGTTTAAAGACAAACGAGCCTGCTTCAAGTAGTTTATGGCTGTTACTTGGTCACGCAAATATTTGGCGTTTCTTGAATAGTCCAATGCACCTTGCGGCGTAGTACGTTGAGCTATTTCTTGCTGTCTCGCTAATTGTTCTGCTGCTTTTGCCGCACGCCTATCGGCTGCTTCTTTTCGTTGTGCGGTTTTCTCTGCCGATTGTACTCTCTGTTCGTCAGTTTGGCGTTGGTAGTCAAGCTCCATTTTCATGTAACGCATGGCATTAACGGCCGTCTGTTGCTGTTGTTTTGAAATAGTCTGTGTATTCTCAACAAACTTTTTCAAGTCAGAAATACTTTCTTTCAGTTCGGCTATATTCCATTCGCTAAACGAACCTTGCCCTATTTTTTTATCACCTATCCGATTCAGTAAATCTGCTGTACGTGAAAGGCTTTCGTTCATGGATGTGGTTTTCTTTTCGGTATCTCCAGCTCCTTTACTTACTCCCTCAAACGGATTCCCTTTAGACCCAATCGAACTTATCTTGCTGGCTAACGAAGCGATTGCGCTCTCCAATTTGGAAGTATCTACTACCACACTGCCAAACCCGTTTTTCAACGCATCCGCAGCCGTATGTGCATGTTTCTCTATCTTCTCCAGCTTCTCATCGAAACTGTCCAACTTCTTTAATACATCGGGTGTTATGTTGAGGAATGCTCCTGCTTCATTATCTGGCATATCGTTATCCTTTTTTATTAATTATGGGCATACCCAAATCATTCAAATTCTTCAAATCGTCAACCGAACTTATCTTGTTGACCTTCTTCTTTTTCTTATCCTTATTTCCGTATTCTACATGGGAAAAATCAAACGAGCTTAACCGGACTTGCCCGACCGTCATTTCCCATAAATATTCTTCACGAGAGCACCAAGTGTTGGAGCGCAGAAAATCAATCATCTGCCCCCATTCGGTACGGGATATTATTAGCTTTGTTCCGTTTTCTTCATCTTCCTCGCCAGTGTCATCTCCCTCACGGTCTGAATCACATTGATACTCTCGAAAAAAAAATCCGTGCTTATGAGGTTAAGGATTTCACCGAGCAATAAAGCCCAATCCTTTATGTCGTATTCCCCCCACATTAGAAGGTCATAGACTTTGTGGTAGTCATCTGAAAGTTCTTTTTTCTCATAATCAGAGAATATCCTGTCCTTGTCATTGAGAAGTGCAAGCGTTATTACATGTGCCACTGCTGGTAGATTTACTGCAAACTCCTTGATAACATCTCCCATGCTCAGTTTCTCTCCTTTGACGATCCGGCACGTTTGTTCGGCTATAAGCCATTGAACACCGGGCTTTAATCCTTTGATACACCACTCCGTACCGTGGAGTTTCATAATACTTGGGCTGTCGTTCATTATCCTTGCCAAACGCTCCATTGATTCATTGGATACAGGAGTATGAGCTGTTACAGCGTCTTTCTTTGGTTGTGTATCTTTTTTCTTTGCTCTATATACTGCCATGATTATAAGCATGAAGGGCGGCGGCATATCCAGCCTACCGCCCTGTAAAACAATCTTCTTATCTATTATGGGTTATCCTGCCGATGGTAGGGTATAAGCGGAATCCACATAAAACGGAGTTCTGATAGTCTTTGCTCCATCGGCGACATTTGCATCATACGCTGTTCCTGCAAGACTGATACGTCCAATATTGGAGTTTAATGATTCAAGCATTAGCTTGGAATTAAGTTGTAATTTTGGAACCACAAATGCTGTCATCGTTTCCCCTTCCTCAAACACTACGTCAATCTTTGCATACAATTTCTTGTATTGAGCAGGAGCAAAGTATTTGGTAGAGACAGTAGTTCCAGCCGTAAATCCCATGAGAGCGATTAGCAGATCTTTTTGTGTATCTGCGACCTCAGCTGTAAATTGGTATTTGCCGAGTTTCACGATGGAAAGAATAGGACTGTCGGAAGTTTCACACTCGATGTCGTTTACATCATTATCGTCTTGAGCGATTGAAGTGGTATCTTCAACTACATCTTCAAGAATGTAAGAGTCACCCTTTGGCACGTCGTCTTCTTCAGTACCAGTGAACAGAGTTGCCACGATGTAAGAAGGTTTGATAAATTTTTTGGCTGTTGCGCCAGTATTGTTTACTGCCATAATTAAAAAGTGTTATCTTGTTAATAATCTGTTTATCTTATTGTTATCCCGATATTGTACACATTGCAATAGAAGTTACCGGAATTTTTACTTTCTTTCCCTATCAGTTCACAGCTTGTTATGACGAAATGCTTGTCGTTGGATTGGTCAATTGCCGAGAATAGTGTTTTTTCCATGTCAAACAGTTTTTTTACTGGCTTTGATCCCAAACTGTCCGTGGACTTCGCATAGAGGAATATGTTGGCGGAACATTTCGCCTCTCCTCCGTAATCATTCACGCTAAGAACATCTACAACGATCATGTCCGTGCTGTCACTACTTATTGTCAGCGGTGTTTCATCAAAAGAGATTATTGATGAAATCTTTGCTTTTGTAAGTAACATGGATAGAAAATTCTCTATCATGCTGCCAGTTTTATATAAATCATTCATATATTGTCTTGTTTACCGTGACTGATAATGCCGAACTTCGCGTTCTTGAATTTCCGTGATAATGCCTTAACTTCATTACGTGCCACTGCTATCACTTCATATTTCTTCTTCACGTTACCTTCTGCATTTTGTAGTATTTCTCCGTAAGGCATGGCGGCTACAACTACCAAATCAATTCCCGGATGTGGCTTATATTTGGATTCCAAGTATTCAACCACTGCTTCATAACCGGTAATTTCCTCACCATACCATTTTTTCTTTATTCCGGGAGAGCTGGCGGTATATCCCTTTCTGGCAAGCTTTCCGTCAACATATACTCCCCAACCGTAACTATCTCTCAAATTGAGGCTTCGGTAGGTATAGGAAACTTTAGCCAGTTCCTTGGCCACTATCTTCTGTCCCTCGTTTGCGAGTAAATCAACAATACGGGTGATTGCACTTTGCTTGGTCTTTGCCATACTTAACCTACTTCACTCATTTTGATGTTAACTTTCACGCCACCAAGCTGGCTAATTTCCATTCCTATAACACGACCGTTAATGCCTATTCCGTAACTTTCCTTTGGACATCTAAACATATCTCCAATTTTTACAGGTGAAATGCTACTTTTTTTTAATGGGAAAAACACGTTATAGTCTGCCATGATAGTGCCGCCATTGAACATCTTGGAGGCTTGCTGTATATCGCATTCGGTTTCAAGAAGGATGGTTTCTTCCAAAGTTTCCGTATTCCCTTCGTTTTTCTCAGTTATTTTCGCATTGAGAGAACCATCCGTATCTTCACCGCCTAGCAAATCACCGTCAAGCAATCCTCCGTTACCGAGAAGGTCTCCGTCCTCCGGCTTTTTCGTTATCACGGTGTAGAATATGCCATGAAACGGATATTCTGCTATTGCTTTTCTTTTGAGACGCATAAGCTATACATCTAATGAATTTTCATTGACCCAACTCATACTACCCGAATCCATGCTTCCCAACGCTTCTTCTTCACCATACTTTTTGTACAGTGCTTTCAGACGGTCTTTCAAGTTTTGGATTATGGGAGCCGTTACCGTTTCACTGCCTACGTCCTGTCTATAACTGCCATGCTGGAGTGATGATGAAGCCACAGACCACGGACCGTTAATGACAAGCTCATATAGTGCGATAAGGCAATGGTCTTTAGTGCGTTCGTCTATTTCGGAACGGTCTGAAATAAACATCAAACCGTTTTCGTATGCGATATTTTCAAGCGCATCATCTTCAAAGACAAATCTCGTAAGCCCATTGAGGTATGCTATCGGGTCAAATGATTTTTCCATAAATGCTACTGTTGCAATGTGTTGTACATTAATCGTCTGCCTGACTTGTGTCTACAATGACGTGATTGCGGAATGTTTTCAGTGCAGGACAAGCCGACATCATCACATCCGTATGCCATTCCTTATACAGCCCGTTGTTTGTCGTTGTATTCACAATCGTGCAGAGACCATCATTAGCCTGAGCAAAAATTTTAGTTATTACGCTTGAACCATACTTGTCAAACATCTGTTTGTCTAAGTTATTGGTGTATTCAAACTCACAAGCATATCCGGCAGGACGGAGAACTGCAATCTTATCATCCCAACCTTGCACGAATGTGTCTCCAGTATTGGTAAGATTACGCTCACGCTCTTCTACAATTTCAATTGGAGATACACCGGGATAATCACGGAAAGCTGCTAAGAACAACTCACGTGTAGTAGGCGCAGTAGCGGTTGTTGCGATGTAAGCTAAAGGATTTTTCTTGAAACTTTCAATCAATTCCTTAACTTCGGCATTTTGCAACATTACTTCGTAAAACATCTTGCGTGTAACCTGCCATTCCATTGCACCTTCATATCCCCATTTTTCACGATATTTTTTCTCCTTTTCCGCCATTTGGCTCAGAATCTTGCATTCAGCGTCAGTCCACACCTTAGTTCCTGCTTTAGTGAAATTTTCATCCGGAATGTCTGCTTTGTGCAACGGAATTTGAATACCACGTGCGATATTGCGGTAGTCAATATTACCTTTAGACATTAACTGTGCAGTCATGAAGTTCATGGTTGCGTCCGCACTATCAAGCTGGGACTGTAATGTATGTACCCAAGCGGCTACCAAATCGGCATCGTTTCCAAACAACTCAAACTGTTGTTCTTTTGCTTCACGTTCCATAGCTGTTTCAACGAAACCGGGAGCGATAAAATCAGGAATGGATGCGGTGTACCAGTACAGACCGTCCTTATCCATTTGATTACTGTCACCAAGAGGTGCACGCAAATCCATCAAAGGAGCGGCTTTCAAGTCACGTCCTTTCACAGAAAAAGTAGCGATGCCATTAGGGGCGGTAGGTGTGGGAGCACCAGCTTTTACACCTTGAGTCTTGTACCAACCATAATTAGTGTATAGCAGACCTTCTGTATTGACAAAGGATTGCAAGAAACGTTGATTGGTCTTGTCAGAAAAAAATCTTGCATATCTGCTGTTATTAAAATCAAATTTAGGCATAGTCTCGTCAATTTTAAATGTTAAACCAACCCTTAACCTTGCTCTTGTTCAAAGCTTTTAATGCAGCCGAAAGAGGTTGCATACGGTCTTCGTAGAGGAATACATCTCCTAATGCCAATGCAGGAGTGATAAGGTATCTTGCACCATCGAAATCATCTTCGGATGTAGCTGGGTCAAAAACAAAATCAAAGTCGCAGGGAAGGTATGAGTTAGGATTAGTAACCATCGCTTCTTTACCAGAGCCTGTTTCTTTCGCTTCAACAAGGACAGATGAAGTTGTTAATGATCCGAGGGCTGCGCTCAATGTAACTTTCCAAACATCGCCAGCCGTTCCGTCAGTCGCTTTTTCAACGGCTGTAATTGTTACCGCTGTGCCTTTTCCTGTCAATGTAGAAGGTGCTACCATGAGGATATCTCCTACGAATGGGATAAGAGAATATCCGTCTCTTTTCAGGTAAATATCTGTGTCTGTAGATTCAGTTGTAGCTTTTGCAACCGCATACGATTTTAGGATACGTATTTCGCTTCCATTAGAACCATTACTGGGAATATATTCAGCGAGCGTTCCGGCAAAAGCTCTTGCATTACCTTTGAATGGGTTTTTAACAATTCCACCACTGGTAGGAAATACAAGTGCGTCCTTTCCGCTCATCTGTAGCTTCACGAATACATAGCGGTGTCCACCAATGCTTCCGCGAGCCTGAACCAATGCTCTACCGGGAAGGTAGCCACTGTTCAATAGAATTTGCTGATAAAAATCTGACATTTTCTTTTTGGTTTAAATTATTATTACTTTTCTTCTCTGTGCGATTGCTTCTTTACGACAGCAACCACATCGGCAAAGTCATCGGTCTTTTCCTTACCGCTTCCCGTGCCTCCTGGAGTGATGTCAGGTGGAGTGTTAGCATTAAACTTATTGTAGCTCTTGACCAGTCTTTCTGTGAGAGCATCAACATCTGTTTCAGAATCAATGTGAATCAATTCGAGTTGGTCGTTAATCCAATCCTCGTTCTTGACTTCTTTCCCTTTTAAGGCTAATTTGAGTTGATTGCGTTTGTCTGAGATAGCTTTTATCTTTTTCTCTTCCTCACGCTCTGATTTCAAATCTTGGAGTTCTTTGAGCAACTTATCCAGTTTGCTTTCGTCTCCTTTGTCATCCTTGTTATCACTTCTATCGTCCTTGTTCGGATGATTCTTTTCCCACTCTTTTATAAATTTTGAGTTGTCATTTCGTATGTTGTTATCGTCCTCTTGTAAGTCATCCAAGTAGTCGGCAACAACATCATCCAGTTCCAACTCGTCCTTATCACTCGCTTTCTCCAACCGCTTGTAGATTCTTTCTACTTTGCCGTTGAAACTTCTCTCACTCATAGCTAAGTTTTTCTTGCCGTTGTTGGTGAGTTTCACTTTCAGTGCTTCTGAAAATTGCTCTTTCGTAAACTTCATACACTATATGTTTTTATAATGATTATATGCGAAAGTAATGCTTTAATAAAAAGGTATAACTATAAAAAAATCACTGTATTTATCACTATGATAAATAGACATTGGTTTAAGTATATATTACCTTATTATTAAGAGGTATTTTTGCTTTTGATGAAAGAGCAAGAAGTACATAGGGAAGTCGTAATCAAGCCGCAAGAAGGATTCCAAATGCAGTTTGCGTCATCGTGTGTGGATGTGGTGTTTGGTGGAGGAAATCTTGGCGGTGGAAAAGGGGCATTGCTTGATTCTCATATAGTAACCCCATACGGTTTAAGGAAACTTAGAGATATTGAAGTAGGTAGTATTATATCTAACCCTGACACGGGTGGGCAAGAAAGGGTAATATATCTACATCCCATATCTATGTTTCCATTTTATAGAATATCCTTCTCTGATGGTACATATATGGATTGTACAGAAGGACATCTTTGGAAAGCAAGAGTTGCAGGAAAACAATCAAAGCGTAGAAACTCCGATATGGAGAAAGAGAAATACGATGGTTGGAGATTGATGTCTGCTATACAAATATATGAGTGGATGAAAAATAAGAACAATGGAATGTATAAAGGGAAGAATCTTAATATACCATTACCCGAACCTGTTCAATTTACTCGACCTATCACTCCTACGACTCCACGACCGATTGCACCGTATGTTCTGGGCGCGCTAATTGGCGACGGATGTATGAGCGAAAGTATATGTAATAGATGTATATACTTATGTACACCCGATGAATTTATCGTTGACAAATTCAAATCCTATGGCTATGATATGTCGAAGAGATATACTAAGGATGGAGAAATTTGCGCAACTTATGTTATAGGCAATAATAATATAGTAGAGGATATAAAAACATTAAAAATGAATGGATGTACTGCTGAAAATAAGTTCATCCCTAAGTTTTATAAATACTCTACAATAGAAGAAAGAAAAGATTTACTGCGTGGACTTCTTGATACAGACGGATATGTGGATGATAGAGGACATTTGAGTTACACAACAATAAGCAAGCAGCTTTCAGAAGATGTAGCATTTGTTGTACGCTCTTTGGGCGGCAGAGCTTCCATAACTTCTAAGAAAGCAGGATATAAGGATGGGAACGGAATATTCCATCCATGCAATGAAGCATATACGGTTTGGATATGTACAAAATTCAATGACGAAATAGTTTCATTGCCAAAAAAGAAAAACAGAGTCAAAAAATATGGGTATGTAGAAATAGACAAAGACTTGAAACTTGAAAAAACGATAGTCAGTGCGGAATACATTGGAGTGAAAGAAGGAAGATGTATTTCTGTTGACAATCCAAGTGGTCTATATATGGTTGATGATTTTACAGTTACCCACAATTCATTTGCTCTTGTTCTCGCTCTTGCAGAGCCATTAATGACAGATGGGGATTTCCGTGCGGTTATTACACGTAGGTCTTTGCAGTCGCAAAAGACGGGAGGTTCATTCGTAGATACATTCAAGGCTATATTCGGTGACTATTGTTCTGTAAAGACTGCCGATAGTCCTCGCGTATCATTCCCAAGTGGTGCGTATTGCGACTTGACCTATATAGATGATACTAATCTTGACAAAATGCGTGAGCAATGGAAAGGTAAACAGATTGATGCGATATGTATTGATGAGATTACCGAAATGTCTTGGGAAGCATTCAGCTATGTGCAGACCCGTAACCGTGGACGTTCAAAGACGTTTACGGGAAAGTTCTTTGCTACCCTTAACCCGAAACGTAGCCATTGGACGAGAAAGTTCTTGGATTGGTACATTGGGGTTGACGGTTTTATTATGCCGGATAGAAACGGGAAAGTGAGATACTTCTATGTTAACGGTTCTACCGTTGATGATGTGGTTTGGGGTGATTCCAAAGAAGAAGTTTATGCTAAGTGTAAGATAGATATTGATAGAAAACTTGCCCGTATTGGAGGTGATTTTGACTATACGAATATGATTAAGTCATTCGTATTCTATCAAGGTAAGCTATCTGAAAATAGGGCTATGCTTGAAAATAATCCTAATTACATAGGCTCTGTTGCCGCTTCGGGCGGTAAAATGGCACAAGCTATCATTGAGGGAAACTTCAACGTTGACCCCGAAGAAAACGAAAAGATACCTATTCCATCCACTTCCGCGCAAGGCGTATTCAACAACAACCCAGCCGTGAACGGTGACAAATGGATTACCGTGGATTTGGCGGATTATGGTACAGACAACCTTGTTGCACTTGCATGGGATGGATTTCACGCATACGACATTCTCATTCTTAGCAAGTCCACTCCGAGAGAAAACGCTATGGCAGTGAAGACATTTGCATTTGAGCATGGAACAGCTGAAAGCCATATCATTTTTGACGCGACTGCCGGACGGTATTTTAATGATTACATTCCCGATGCAGTACCTTATATCTCACTAAATAAACCTTTCGGGCTTTACCAACTTACCGCAATGACAGTAAAGGATATGTGCTATATCAGATTATGCAAGATGATCGAGGAAGGTAATCTAACCTTTGACGATAAACTTGCCGTACAGACATACACTCACCAGAACCTGAAATACAAAGTGACGGTTGAGAACGAGTTTATGGAAGAATGCTCTGTTGTACGGTTTGATGATATGCAGAGCGGAAAGAAACGGCTTTGGAACAAGAAGAAAATGAATCAGATGTTGGGGAAAGGCAGATCGATGGACTTGTTAGACCCATGCGCTATGAGAATGCTTCCGTGCGCTAACATTGAATACGGGAATGAGATTCAAGCAGGGTATTACAATCACGAAGAAGAAACCAAACAAGCGTTCCATGCACAGACAGAAGGAAGTATTTACGATGAACATTTATGGTATTAGGTTAGGAAATGATTAGTTACAATGACATAAAGGATATTCTCAATTCCCTTAAAACAGAAGGAATTGAAGCAAGGGTAAGAGATGTTGCCTATTTGGTAATGTGTGATTCTTTCGTAGATAAGGCTCTTGCCGCAAAGGTTGCTTACCAAGAAGATGAAAAGCCTTCAAACAAGGTGTTATCCATGCTTGCCGAGAAACTGAAACCTTTCGGCATCGGTGCTATCACTACCATATCTAAAGATGAGAACCGAGAAGCATTGCTGAAAGAAATATCGGAGATGAAACAGATTGCTGACGATGCGAAAACAAGTGGAGATTCAGACACTTTTATCAAAGCAAGTAAGGTCGTGTTGGATGCACGCGTGAAGCTGAACGATAAATTCAATATTGAAGAGGAAGAGGGGCAGAAGCGAATAATCGTTGTTCCGCAGAAGCACGACATTATCTGCAAATGGACTTCGAGAGAGTGTTCTGCAATGCCGAGCAAGGAAGCCTGTATGAAGTATTACAACCTAATTGATGCGGAAAAATGACACGGGAAGAGAAAAAAACATATCTATTGCGGAACGTAAATGCCTTGTTGCAGAAGAAACCGTTTTTCAGAGGAAGTGACACTTGCTCTACAAACGACTATTCCGACGGTCAGTCCGCAACCATTACCGAAACACGCACGGCAAGGCTTCCGAATGTAAAAAAGAATATCGTTTCGCAGGAAAAGTTTCTGAAAGAGCTTGACCCGATGAGCCATGAGGTATTATTTGATCAAAACTTGCCGAGCATTTGCGTCAAGTTAGAAGATGGGGGATATCAGGAAATCAAGTTCCAGCGCACGGCATTAGCTTTCCAAGAACAGATACTGGCGAGCCACGTAATCTACCTTTGCGGAAATCCCTGTACATTGTCTTTGAGAGGTGGCACTCCTTCCGAGAAAGATAAAGCCAACTATTCCACAATCAAGGAGTATTGGGTAGACAGGAATATGGATGGATGGCGTACAAAGGCAGTCCGTTCGCAGCTTGCCACAGGCGATGCCGGACTTCTGTTCTATTATGACTATAAGGGACGTATCAAATGCCGTCTGATAAGCTATGAGGATGGTTACGTTATCATATCGCACAATGACAACAACGGCGACAGGCTTCTTGAAAGCGTCTACTATGCCGATGAAAACGGTGTGGAATATATTGACAGCTACGATGATACCTACATGTACCGTATGCACACGCCAAGAGACGGTGAAGAAGCCGCAGAGGACGGTTTTGTAAGGGAAACTCCGATTGAGCACGGTTTCAGCGAGATACCATTGTGCACCAAACGTGGTGATGTGGCGTGGAACAACGGTCAAAGCCTTATTGAGATTTACGAGATTATCTATAACATCTTCTTTGTCATTCAGAAAAGGCATGGCTGGGGAATACTGTATATCAAAGGAAATATATCCGAGACAACCAAGAAACTTGCCGGAAGTATCATTTTGCAGGACAAGTCAATGGACGGGAACGGAAGTGCAGAGTTTAAAGCACCCCCCAGTCCGCAAGGAATGCTTGACAGTCTGCAAGACCTGTTCGAGAAAATACAGATAAACACTTCCTGCACTTTCCTTTTACCGAAGGATGTCAAGTCGAGCGGTGACATAAGCGCACTGGCTATCACGCTTACCCGTGACTTGGACTTGAAGAACGCCCAACAGGGTGTTATCGAGTGGCAGAATTTCGCCGACAAGATGATGCGTCTGTTCAAGGAAGGGCTTGCCAAAGAGCTTGTAAACAAAAGTGAAAATCTTAATGCCGTCACCGAGTTTAAAAAACTTCGTGTTAGCTGTAAGTTCAAAATATGGCAACCGTTCAGCGCAACGGAGTATAATAACATACTTATCTCAATGAAGCAAGCCGGCATTCTTTCCACAAAAACAGCCATTGAGAAAAACACCGAATCCGTTCCCGATGAAGAACAACGTATAGCAAAGGAGAAGGAAGAGGCTCAAAAGCTGTTGGAGAAACAGCAAAAAAAGGACAAAGGAGTTACGGAACAAATTGATGTGGTAAAAGAATAAATGGAAAAGGAAAGTCTGTACATATTAAAACTTGATACGCAAGGAAGTAAAGTAAAATTTCCGAATGCTGATATGCCTGCAAAATTAGGTGAGTACACCTATACGGCACAACGTATGGCAGGAACTCCCACACTGACCGCTACACTGAACTATCCTTCATGCTTAGACGAACTATGGACAGGAGAAGAGTTTGTTGAGTTTAGGGGGGAAAAATATTATATTGACCAAGTGCCTACATCCTCAAAGGACAACAAGAGTATCATGTACAAGCATGAGCTTCAATTCGTTTCAGAACGTATCGTGCTGGAAAACGTATATTTCATGGACGTGGTGACAGCCGGGGAAGACACGTATCACTCCAATTCCACTTCCGTCAAGTTCATGGGGGATATAAACGAGTTTGTTGGTCGCCTTAACGCTTCAATGGCAAAATCGGGTATCGGATATTCGATAGTGATTGATGAAGATATTACTTCTGAAAGCAAACTTGTTTCTCTTGACAGCGTATACCTTGCAGAAGCGTTACAGTCCATATATACCATATACGAACTTCCTTATTACTTTGTAGGTAAGGTTTGTCACATAGGATATACAGAGAATGTAATTTCTACTCCTTTCGAGTACAAGAAAGGGCTTGTATCAATAAAAAAGACAAACGCCAATTATAAGACCGTCAATCGCGTTACTGGTGTTGGTAGCTCTGACAACATACCTTTCTACTATCCGAATGATGATGAAAAAGGTACTATAGAACGCACGCAAAACCTTATGCCTTCCATTTATAGACAAACAAATGGAGCGGAAAGATTCTACAATGCACTTAACGATACGTATAAAATACCCGGTACAAATGATTACTATTTTTTCAAAAATACATATTCTTCTAAGAAAGTAAAAGAGATAAAGGTAGATTTTAGCGATATAAAGCCTACCATAGAAAATGTAACAAACGCTTCGGGACAGTTATTTGGTGAGATTGCGGATATTGCTTTTGATGATAACGATAGTGACGAACTCGGAACAGGAGAAGGGAATAATATATTCAATGGCACGGATGAGTATGTACATTCTTATTTCTACATAAAATTACATATATATAATGGGGATTACGGTTTTAACCTGTTCGAACAAGGTTTGGAAGGTGGTACGGCTGTAATCAATATGACTACGGGTAATTGTGCTGCTTGCGAGTTTGAAATAGGAGTTACCTATAAGGACAATGAGCCGGGAAGGGCATTCAATCCTGTATTGGTGGATTCTTCCGGGAACTTACCAGCAGGAGATTTTGAACAGAAGGTTACTTCACAAACATCCCAATATATAGAAAGCCAACAAAACACTTCTACAAATGAGGTTTGGATTGCGGTAAAAAAGGACAATACTACTTTCGGGGTTGTTATGCCTAATGCCACAAATAACTATAAACCTTCTGTTGGGGATAAGTTTGTGATTACAGGTATTAAAATGCCGAAATCTCTTGTGCTTGCCGCCGAGAAGAGATTAGATGAGGCGTTGATAAAGTATATGTCTGAAAACAACGATGATAAGTTCTCTTTTTCCGTAAGTTTCTCACGTGTCTTCCTTGCAGAAAACAGTATGTTAGCTGGTCTGTTGAATGAGAACTCGCGTATATACATAAAGTATAATGATAAGGAATACTTCATGTATGTGAACTCATTTACTTGTAAGGCGGATAAAAATTGCCTGTATGATATATCCGTGGAGCTAACAGATAAGTTGTCCGCCAATGTTTCCGCTTTGAGAAGTACGATTACAGAGATAGCCGGGGATATCATAGGTGAGAGGATGGGTGTCTCTCTCAACGTGTCAGATATTCTTGGCAGAATATCCCGTTATTTTATCTCAAAGATAAATAACGACACGGCCAACGGTCTGATCACTTTTTTAAAAGGTCTTTTGATTGGTAAGAACGGTAGTGGAATCACTGTACTTGAGAACGGTATGTCACAGGCTGTTGTTGATTATCTGTATGTCAAGGTCAAAGCCGTTTTTGACGAGCTTGAAGTAAAGAAGAAGACGTATGTAGGTGGCGAGCAGGTGATTTCCCATGCAGGCATGAAATGCAACCGTGTGGATGAGTTGGATGATGTCTACCGTTGTTATTTCAAGGAAGAGGAAGACGGAATTGAGATAGAGAACCAGTTTACTCCGGGATCTCTCGCCATCGCACAGGAGTGCAATATCAAGACAGGCATTTCGCAGCATGTCGGCAACCGCTATTACTGGCGGTTGGTCACAGCAGTAGGTGAGAATTATATAGACCTGTCCAAGACCGTGTGTGATCCTAATGTCGAGAACGATGTTCCGGTGGCAGGTGATGATATCGTGGGATTGGGCCATAAGACCGATATCACCAGACAGGCGGCGATAATTCTCTCTTCGGTGAACGAAGTTTCTCCGTCCATCATCATGTATCAGGGTATTAATGATTTTACCTTGACCGGGAAAGACGTTATATCTTTTGATTTTGACAAATCTACCGGCAAGGCCCGGATGAAGGTGTACGGAGATACGTATATTGGCGACAAGGACCGGACCACTTACATGGAATACACTCAGGATAAAGGTGTTGATATCAAGGGTATGTTCCACATCGAAAAAGGCTCCACCGGATGGAAGAATATGGAAGGCTTGCCGGATGAGATACAGGCGGCGGCTGATCTTGCCCAAGAGGCTAAGGATGCGATAGACAATGCGGCTGTCGGAAGTGTCAATCTGTTGCGCAATTCCGGGTTTACGGGAGATTATGAGACAGAGGACCTGTCTGCCGCTACCGAGCTATCGGCGGATACCGAACTTTTTAGCAAGCAACTGGAATATTGGACGGGAGTGGCTACCGTATCTGCGGACAGTGATGCCGGCTCCGGGTACTCTGCTGCAATCGGTAGTTTGTCCCAGTCCGTATCATTGATTAAAGGAGAAAGTTATGTTATCAGTTATAAAGCAAAGGGTACGTCTGTGTCTGTTTCGTGCGGTTCTTTCAGTGTTTCTCAACCTCTCACATCCTCTTATCAGAGATATACCCATAAGATCACCTTCAATGGCAGTGGTATATTTCTTATCAGTGGTACCGCAACCGTTTGTGACCTTCAGTTAGAGCGTGGAACCATCGCTACCGACTGGAAACCTTCAATTCTTGACAACGACAAGGCAACAGCCGGTTTCCAGTCAATCAATTATATCGCCAGTGCGATCAAGGATGGTTCTGTGGATATTCTTGGCGGTCTGATTCTTGCCAATATGATCCAACTGGGTAATTACAAGAATGGCAAGTTACAGAAGGTCACCGCCGGAGTTAGCGGCATATACAATGACGATGATGATGTGGCATTCTGGGCAGGAGGAAAACTTGAACAGGCGATTCTGACCGTAATGAGGTTCCGTAATGATCCTAATTACCAGCCCACAGATACGGAATGGGCGAATATGGCGAACTTTGTTGCGACTCATGGTGGTGATGTGTTCTTAAGAGGATATATCTATGCTCTAGGTGGTAAGTTCAGAGGTGAAGTCAATGCGGAAAGCGGAATCTTTAAAAATGTAAAGTCACCTAACGGCAATTTTAAAATTGATGAGGATGGCAATATCTGGATAAAGGGAGAGGGAGAGTTTAGTGGTACTGTCAATGTTATATCATCCAATGGTTACAAGATCGTAATATCCCCTGAGGATGAGTATTCCGTACCGTCTATCAGAATGTATGATTATAATGGGGAAGAACTGTTCAGTATCTCCCTACAGTACGGACTTGGAGGGATGATTCCCAGTATTTCCATGTTCGATCCTTCTAGCAGTGATAGATTATATTTCCGCCCGGATAGTATGGTCGCGGAGCAAAAAGGAAGTGACGGTTATATATATCAGACCCAGATAATGGGAGGGCGCATCATTATGGTTAAAGGATCTGAGATTGTATGGGATCAAAACCAACTGCCTAAATAAAATGAAGTGATATGGAACTGAATACTATTAACAAAACAGGAACTTGGAGTGAGGCGGCAGACCGTCTTAACAACAACTTTAGCAAGACTTCTACCGAAGTGGAAAAAGTCAAGCAGAACGGTATCCGCAACAAGGGGTTGTTCTCTACTCTTGAATCACTGAAAGCGGCTGTTCCATCTCCTGTTGTAGGTGACTGGGCTGTTGTGGGTGACACCATACCGGGTCCTATATATCAATGCAAGACAAAGGGAACATGGAGTGCCACTGGCACGACAGGAGGTGGCGGAAGTGTTGACTTGAACGGATACCTGACAGCCGAGGAGATAGACGATGTAACATCAATATTATAGTTATGAGAATCAATTATCAGTCCGATTTTAAGATCATAGAGAAGAGCCTGAATGGAGATATAAATACTCCCTTCCGGTTCACTTACTTCAATCCGTTCAAGGGAAAGTTCGTAGCCTCCTTTGACGGGCATGAGTATGTCGGTTGCAGCCGCATGGAAGACGGCAACCTGCTTGTCGCTTTTGACAACCCCTGTTTTTCTCCCGGTATGCTGAAAGTAAAACGTGAATACTTCATATCCGATTCCGACTTTCAGGATGGCATCTGCAACCTTGTTTCCGTTGAAGATACAGGAATCGTACTGACTACCGGGAAAACCGATGAAAGCACGGTGGAAATAACATCTTATCCCGATTATGCCGCATATAATACAATTCAGGCGTTCCCATTGTCGGATAATGAATATGAAGATGTGCTGAGTGATTTTGTACCTCCTTTGCCACCGGAAGAGGAAGAAGAAACAGTTACTAATCTAGAAATATAGGAGATTTATTATGGCAAAAATATATAAGCTGACCAAAGGTGGCCAAACCATTTACCCGGCAACTACAACCGATACGGTGGTCAATCCGAATAGCCGCAAGAGCCTGACGGAAGAACTTTCCGAGTTAGATTATAAAATCATTTCATCCGATAGTCTGCTAAAAAAAGCGAGTATTGGAAAGAATCTGCTCAACCCGTCCTTCCTCCTTGAAGGCAAGAAAGTGGACAGCAATGGCATTATTACGCCCTCATCTGCATTGGCTGTAAGCCTATTTATCCCCATACAGAACGGACAAGCATTGACCGCATCATCATCAGACGGCTTCTTCCAATGTAATGCCTGCCTGTATGATGATGATTTTAATCCTATATTGTCATCCCTAGTAACAGGAACAGGCTCAAATGATAAGGACATGACATTGATCAATGATTCCTATAACGCATCGTATGCCGCATTTACATTCAGATTACCTTCTGAGCTCTCACAGAATATGGTCGAGTCGGGGAATAATGCTACTGATTATGTACCATATACCGATAACTACGAAAATGAAGAAACTTTTAAAACGATAGGGAACAGATTAGATGAACTAACAGGAAAGGAAATCACGTCGGTAATTTTTGAACCCGGGCGCGTATCGAATACTACCGGTATTGCTTCCGGAGCCGGAAGGCATTATAAGATAAGCTGCAAGGGTTATGCACGGATTACCGCACGCATTTATAGG